TTTTTTTTCTTAGATTATGATAAAATTGTTCAAATATGAGGGTTACAAGATAGTAATATCTGAGGAAGCCTTTGCTCTTAAACCTTTCAGACAAATATGGCAAAGAGATAAGACTGTTAATAAGGATAAAGCTATAATGGAACTAGGGTTCATCTATTTTTTCTGCGACCCTAGAAGTGATTATCAATATCTTGTAGATGATAAGGAGAGAATGGAAGCTATTAAAGAAGGGGAGGGATTACCTCCTAAATGGCAACCTGACAAGGTAGTCACAGAAGCTATGAATTTCTATATGTCATTCAAACCTATATCTGCTTTACTTCTTGAAGACACGAGGTTTATGGTTGATAAATATAGAAAGAGACTAAAGGCTCAAGAATTTGATGACCTAGAGATTAAAGACTTGAAAGAAGTAGGTGCTCTTATAAAGCAAATACCTCCTCTTGTAAAGGACTTAGATGAAGCTGAAAAAGCACTTAATTCTGAGATGAAGAGTTCAGGTAAGATGAGAGGTTCTGGAGAAAAAACAATCTTTGAAGATGATTTAACACTATGATAGGAACACATAATAGTTACACTTATTTACCTCCTAAAAAGAAAATATTTAATTTATTTTCATTCTTATGGAGAACTCAAACTAAAAGTATATCAGAACAAATTACATTAGGAGTGACTTATTTTGATATTAGAATTACAAGAGATTATAAAGAATGTAAGTGGAGAGTATGCCATGGACTTGTAGATTTTAATAAAACTTTTTATTCTATAGAGCATATTTTAAATACCTTTGTACCTCTTAAAGTAAGAATACTTTTAGAAAAAGGAAATTATAATGATGAAATTCTTTTTATTAAAGAAGTAAATGCTTGTATAAATTATCCTAATTTATCTTTTGCAGGTATTAAAAGAGGATGGAAAGTTATAATAAATAGAGACCCTATAATAAAAGATTATACTTATATTCCATGGTTATCTAATCTTTCATTTTGGGAAAATATTAAAAGGGGTAATTTCTTTTCTACTATTAAAAGATGGGCAAAGAAACATAATCCTGTTATCAATGATAACCTGAAGAAGGATAGTACTAATGTTTATTTTATGGATTACGTATGAAAGCAGAAGATATAGTAGAAGGACTTAATAGACATATTGAAGATAGGAGAAGTGGGAGAAACATTTCATCTAAAGGACATCTAATATTGCAAAGAGTAATAGAGCCTCATCCTACTTTCAAAGCCTACAAAACATATAAGGCTATCCTATGGTTTGTTAAAGGAAAGAATAGACATATAGTTATTTCACTTAGTCATTCTGCTAAAGTACTAGAAGGGCAAGAGGAATCTATGCAACAGTATATAAACACTGAATTATGTCATCTTATATTTAATTGGATAGGCTCTAATTTCTATGAAGAAGTAATAAAGGGAGAATATAATGGATTTTCAAAGAATACCAATGAATGAATATCAGACTGAGCTAACTGAGGAATTGGTTAATAGCCTTCCTCAGGAAGTTCAAGACCAGTTATTTGATATTATAAATAATGTAGAGTTTGTCAAGAGATTGATAAGTCCTACAAGAGAGTATGCTAAGGATAGACCAAGGGATAGTAGGGGAAGGATTATTGTGGACTTAGCTAATCCTCATATACTTGAGAATATAGACTATTTCAGGCCATCTGCTATACATTATGAGAAGTATGGTACATTTACTAACCTTAGACCTAATGCCAATCCTAATAGTGAATATGGTAAGTGGATAAGAGAAGAAAGAAGAAGAATCTGGGATGGTTATGTGAGAGAAAGTGATGGAGAATGGGTTACAGGATATATGTACTGGTATCTTAATTATTCTCCTATTATGCTATCTAGAATAAGAGAGTATATAGATAAAAAAGGTATAAAACACAAATCTAAAAGAGCTGATAGAATAGAAGCTATGCCTGAGTTTTGGGAAGGGGTCTATTGGAGATTCCATTATATAGAACAGGCAAGTCAAGAAGGTAAACATTGTGCTGAATTAGCTAGTAGAGGAAAATCAAAAAGTTATTCATTAGCTTCTATATTATCCCATATTTTCATTCTTGGAGAAAATGAGGAAGCTCATGAAAAAGTAAAAGGCATTGTAACTGCTTATCAGAAAGAGTATCTTACTAAGGATGGTGTTCTTAACAAGTTTGTAGACATGGCTAATTTCTGTGCAACCAATACCCAGTTTCCAAGAAAGAGATTAAAGAACTCTTTGCAGGAAATGACATGGATAATGGGGTATAAGGATGTAGACCTTGATATTGAAAGAGGTACTCAAAATACAGTGCTTGGTGTATCATCAAAAGATGATGAATCTAAATTAAGAGGTAAGAGAGCTGCTAAAATATTAGTAGAAGAGTTTGGAAGTTTTCCTAGACTTGTAGATATGTATAATGTACTCATACCTTCTGTACAAGAAGGTGATATTGTCTTTGGGCAAATTATAATGGTAGGTACAGCAGGTGATAATGAATCAGACTTTGCAGGAGCACAAGAGATTATGTATAGCCCTAAAGGTTATGGTATGTATGCCTTACCTAATGTATTTGATAAGTACAACCAAGGTAAACCTTACTTTGTATTCTTCTTTCCTGGCTATGTAAATAGAAAGGGATGCTATAATGAGAATGGTGTATCTGATGTAATTAAAGCTCTTATTGAGATTCTTATGAATAGGTACAGAGTAAAGTACAATTCTACTGACCCTAATACTATTATTAAGACCATTGCTGAGGTTCCTATTACTCCTGCTGAAGCTATTGTTAAGACAGGTGTAAATATGTTCCCTGTAGCTGATCTGACTGAAAGAGTAGGTCAATTAGATGCTAATCCTACTGAATATGATGATGTCTATGTAGGTGATTTAGTATTTAGTAAAGAAGGGCAAGTAGAGTATAAACCCACTTCTGCTATGCCTATTAGAGATTTTCCACATAAAGATAATAAAATTGAAGGTGCTATAGAAATCTTTCAAATGCCTGAGATTGATAAGAATACAGGTAAGCCATATAATGATAGGTATATATTAGGAGCTGACCCCTATGATGATGATGAATCAAATACTATGTCTTTAGGTTCTATATTTGTATTGGACTTATGGACAGATAGGATAGTAGCTGAGTACACTGGAAGACCATCTTTTGCTGATGATTATTATGAGATTTGTAGAAAACTTTGTCTATTCTACAATGGTAGATTGAATTATGAGTATAATAAGAAAGGCTTGTTTTCTCACTTTTCAACAAGAAATAGTCTTTATCTTCTTACAGATGTTCTTGATTTCTTAAAGGAAAAGCAGATGATGAAGGATGGCTATGGTAACAAGTCAAAAGGTACTAATGCCTCTCCTGCCATTAATGCTTATGCAAGGAGTAGATTGAGAAGTTGGTTATTAGCCCCAGTTCCTATTGTGCAGATTATTGATGGAGAAGAGAAAGAAGTGATGGTTCCAAGGTTATTTACTGTAAGGAACAGGGCACTATTGAAAGAACTTATTAATTACAACTCTGAAGGCAACTTTGATAGAATATCTGCTATGGGTATGCTGATGCTCCTAAGAGAAGATAGAATGATAAGGTATCAGGGAGATGTTAGCAAAGAGAAGCAAGAAATAGCTAATAGTAGCTATGATGGGAATGACCCCTTCTTCAAGAGAAACTATGATTCTAGGTTTAAGCAGTAAATTTAGTAAAAATAGGACTTATTGCTTAGTAAATCATTTATAGTCTTGTATAGATTAACTATTTTAGTTACCTTTGCATATCAAATATATTGAAGTATGGAAGATAAGACACACACGGTATATCTGCATATAAATCCTAAGAATAAGAAAGTATATGTTGGTATTACAAATCAGAATGTATATAAGAGATGGAAAAATGGGCATGGATATACTAAGTGTAAAAAGTTTTATAATGCAATAGTAAAATATGGTTGGAGCAATTTTAATCATATAGTACTTTGTGAAACTTGTAAAGATAAGGCTTTATTATTGGAGAAGACTTTGGTTAAATACTATAAGAGCAGAAACTTGAGTTACAATATTACTGATGGCGGAGAAAATAGCATACCAAGTATGTTGGGCAAACACCATACAGAAGAAACCAAGAGGAAAATCAGTAATGCTGGAAAGAGGCCCTGCTCAGAGCAAACTAAAAGAAAAATAGGATTAGCTAATAGAGGTTCTAATAATGGGATGTACGGTAAAACTATTTCAGATTATGTAAGAAAATTAATAATTAAGAGATTTAGCAAAGCCGTACTCCAATTAGATTTAGATAATAATATTATTGATAGATTTTCCTCTGCTTCAGAGGCAGAAGGGCACTTGAATGGTAAAGGCAGCCATATAAGTTGCTGTTGTCTTGGAAAGAGGAAAACTGCTTACGGATATAAATGGAAATATGAGTAATTTTATAAACTTACCACCGCAGCAGTTACCCTTTTCAAAGAAAAATAGAAAATGGAGAGCTGCTCACTTGGATTGGGCCGATTCAAAGACCTTCTTCAATTATAGTTTAGTCAGAAAATCTGTAATCCATAAGAAAATAAACTATGACTTACTCAATGGTAAACTTTACATGAGTGACCTTGAGATGATACTTAATCCTGATAACCTACAAGCAGGATTTATTCCTGATAAGATTCAACACTACCCTATTATGAATAATAAGTTGAATGTGCTTAGAGGTGAGGAAAATAAGAGAGTCTTTGACTTCAAAGTAGTAGTTACTAACCCTAATGCTATTACAGAGATAGAGAATAACAAGAAGCAAGAATTACTACAGAAGCTACAAGAGTGGGTATCTAATACTGCTCAATCTGAAGAAGAGGCAAACCAAGAGCTTGAAAAGATAAATGACTATTATACTTATGAGTGGCAGGACATGAGGGAGATTAGAGCTAATGCTCTCCTTAATCATTACATTAAGGAGTATAATATTCCTCTTATGTTCAATAAGGGATTTATGGATGCAATGGCAGTTGGTGAAGAAATTTATCAATGTGATATTGTAGGGGGAGAGCCTACTATTGAGAGATTAGATCCACTTAAGATAAGAATCTTTAAGTCAGGATATAGCAATAAGATTGAGGATGCAGATATGATAATCCTTGAGGATTATTGGAGTCCAGGCAAAGTCATTGATACCTATTATGATGTATTGACAAAAAAGGACATGGAGTACATAGAGAAAATGCCTGACCATGTAGGTCAGGCTGCTACAGACTCTATGGATAATATTGATGAAAGATATGGTTTTGTTAATAATCATATGATAGGTGATGAGATAAATACTGAGAACTTCTTTTGGGACCCTATGGGTGCTTATGATGGAGTAAATAATTCTCTTTTACCTTATGATATGGCTGGAAACTTGAGAGTACTTAGAGTATATTGGAAATCAAGAAGAAAGATTAAGAAGGTAAGAAGTTATGACCCTCAAACAGGTGAAGAAGTATTTAATTTCTACCCAGAAACCTATGTTATAGATAAGGATGCTGGAGAGGAAGAACAGATATTCTACATCAATGAAGCATGGGAAGGAACTAAGATTGGTACAGACATTTATGTTAATATGAGACCAAGAGTAGTTCAATATAACAGACTAAGTAACCCTTCAAGATGTCACTTTGGTATTGTTGGTTCTATCTATAACCTTAATGACAATAGACCTTTCAGCTTAGTAGATATGATGAAGCCATACAATTATCTGTATGATGCTATACATGATAGATTGAATAAGTTGATAGCTAGGAACTGGGGTTCATTGGTTAGGCTTGACTTTGCCAAGAAACCTAAAGGGTGGGGTGTAGAAAAGTGGCTATACTATGCAAAGACCATGGGCCTTGCAGTTGAAGATAGCTTTAATGAAGGTAATATAGGTGCAGCTACAGGCAAGCTTGCTGGAGCATTAAATAATGCTTCTACTGGAGTAATAGCAGCTTCTGATGGTAATCAGATACAACAGTATATCAATCTTCTTGAGTTTATAAAGATGGAGATGTCAGAAGTTGCTGGTATTACTAAACAGAGAGAAGGTCAAATAAGTAATAGAGAAACAGTAGGTGGAGTAGAGAGAAGTATGATGCAGTCTTCCCACATTACAGAGTGGCTATTTATAGTACATGATGATGTCAAGAAGAGGGTATTAGAGTGTTTCTTGGAGACAGCAAAGATTGCACTAAGAGGCAGAAGTAAGAAGTTCCAACATATCTTGTCTGATAATTCAATGAGAATTATGAAGATAGATGGAGATGAATTTGCAGAAGCAGATTATGGTTTAGTTGTAGATAATAGTAATGGTGTCCAAGAACTTAACCAAAAATTAGATACTTTAGCTCAAGCAGCTCTACAGAATCAAACATTATCATTCTCTACTATTATGAAGTTATTCAGTTCATCTTCACTTGCTGAAAAGCAGAGACTTGTTGAAAAGGATGAAAGAAGTATTCAAGAGAGACAAGCACAAGCACAACAGCAGCAAATGCAGATACAGCAACAAGAAATAGAACAAAAGGCTCAGATGGAACAAGCTAAAATGCAACAAGAAGATATGCTTAACCAAAGAGATAATGAAACTAAGATTCTTATTGCACAGATGCAAGCTTATAGCAAGAATAGTGAAGATGATGGTATAATAGAACCTGAATACTCACAAGAGGCTAAGGACAAGTTAATGGAGCAGATAAGAGAATTTGACCAGAGACTAAAATTAGATAGAGAAAGATTGGAATTTGACAAAGATAAAGCAAGTTCTGATGCAAGACTTAAAGAAAAGCAGATAAATAAAACAACTCAAAAATCAGATAAATGAGAAGATTTAGAGAAATCATAGAAGATACTATTGCCCCAAATACAAGTGATTTATGGATAGATAATGGAGTTATAAAATATTATAGTAGTAAAGGATGGAAACCATTACAATTAAATATTGGTGAAGACAATATTCCATCTATTGCTAAAATATTAACAATAGAAATTACTGAAGTCCAGTTTAATAAACTCTTAATAGGAGAACAATTAGTAATTAATATTAAGGAGGCAGATTCTTCTTATGATATTTTATTATTGAAGGCTGAAAAACATAAATATTTTCTACCAAGAGTTATACAAACTAATGGAACAGCAAAATATATTCAAGATACTATATCTATTATGAATAGTAATGCAGTTTTAAATACTATTGAAGCTATAGTATCAAAAGGAGTTGTAACTATGTATTCTTTACACGTAGGACTTGCTCCTGAAATAGTAGAACTTGAAATAGGTAATAGTGAAGAAATAAAGAAAGCTAACTTAATTATATTAAATAATTTAAGTCAAAATCACTTCTTTACTTCATTAGATTATGGGTATGGAGTAGGAACTTGGCAATCAGCTAATGGTGGATTTGCACATGTAACTACTGCTTATGGTAATGAAGTATTCTATAATATAGGTATAGATGGTTCAGTTACTAAAGAAGATAATTATATTAAACCTAATGAACCATATACTATTAAAATAAGTAGTGATAAAATTGGAAAACCTGTAGATGAAATAACTGCAACTAAAATAATTAAATGTGGAGAAATTGTAATAGAAAGCTCTACAGGTCCTATTACTTATACTAGGAGTGTAGACTCTACTTCTACAGTTATATATTTTATAAGTAGTAAGAAAGATGACACTTTACAAGTATTAACTTATACTGTATCCAATAAAACTATTACATCATCTATAGTTAAGCATACTATACCTCTTGCAACTAAAACTACTGCTGGCCTAGTTAAAGCTGGAACTAATATTGCACTTTTAGCAGAAGATGCAGATTTACCAACAGTTAGAGGTACTGTAAATAGTTTGCTGACTCAATTAAAAAATGCGGGAATTCTAATTTCATAATGTTTTGAGTATAAAAGGATATACGGCAATAGTAGTTTTGTTGATATTAGTTACTAGTTCTATTACTTTATATAAAAGAAATCAAAATCTTATAAAGGAAATAGAATTAGTAACATTAAATCAAAAAGCATTTATTTCTGAAAATTCTTCATTAAAAAATGAAAATAGAGCATTTAAATTCACTATAGAACAACTTGAATATTATAATGACTCTATTTTAAAAAAAATGAATGAAGTAAGGAAAGAGTTAAATGTAAAAGATAAAGATTTAGGAGCAATGCAATATATACTCTCTGAGGCATCAAAAACTGATACAGTTGAGTTTAGAGATACTATATTTAGTATCCCTACTTTAAATGTAGACACCATTCTTGGAGATAAATGGTACCAAATCAATCTTGAACTTAGATACCCTAATAAAATTATTACTACTCCTAAATTTACTAGTGAAAAATTTGTAATAATTAATTATAAAAAAGAGACTATAAATCCACCTAAAAAGTGTTGGCTGCTTAGATTGTTTCAAAAAAAGCATAAAGTGATTAGAGTAGAAGTTGTGGAGAAGAATCCTTATATTGAAAATAAGAAACATAGATTTATAGAAATTATAAAATAAAATATGATTGACTTAGGAATACTAATCACTGGAGGAATAGGACTTGTAACTACTATAGTTAGTAGTTGGACATCATGGTTCTTTGCAAGAAGAAAATATGATAGTGAGGTTGACAGTAACCTCATAAATAATATGAAAGAAACATTAGGTTTTTATGAACAACTTTCATCAGATAATAAAAGCAGACTAGAAGAAGTACTGAAGAGAAATGCAGAATTGGAAGAAGAAGTAAGAGAATTAAGAAAGCAAGTAACAGCTATGATTTCAATGATTTGTTCTGATAATACTTGTAGACATAGAATAACTAATAGATTAGAGGATTAATGAAAAAGAGAATTGGTACATTAAAAGGCCATCCTATAGTAGACGGGGATATTAATTTGGTTAGATACCCTGAAATTCATCAAAAGACTCTTGGTGCTGGTGAGTGGGAGAATGGGGAACCTATCAAAATAACTTTAAAGAAGTTTTCAGATTCAGAGGGTTATTTTTATTATGCCTTTGTTATATTTCCTGTAGATGTTTCTATTCCCGAAGGAATAGGTGTTATACTCCCTATAACAGCAAATAATAGTGTTTCAGGCCTCCCTGAACAAGCTAATGGTATAATATTAAATTTTCATGAAAAAATAATACCTGCTAATATTGGTGTATTAGTAGTTGATCAAATGGGTAAGAAAGAATGTTCATTTGTACCTTTTACTGAAAAGATTAATTACGGATACCCATTTAATGGTATAGGTGTATATCAAGATTCTTATACTCAAGATATCTGGCCTATATTCGATGGTTCTGGAATTTGGGCTGCAACAGCAGATTTAAACGATGATACCAGTATTAAATTTACTCCTTTAGAAGAAGGCTCTTTAGTTCCTAAATATACTCCTTTATGGATATATAAAAAATTGCCTTTAGAGAATAAAATAAAATTAAATCATATATTTAAAAAGAAATGAAGTTATTATTAGATAGATTCTTTAAAGGTCCTAAATATACAGTAGGTCATTTATATATTGATGGTAAATATTTCTGTGATACTATAGAAGATGTAGACAGAGGATTATTAGATTCTATGTCTTTAGCTGAAATACAATCTAAAAAAATATCTTCAGAAACAGCTATACCTAGAGGTATTTATAAAGTAACTTTAGATGTAGTTTCTCCTAAATATAGTAAAAGAGATTTTTATATTAAAGTATGTAAAGGTAAAGTACCTAGATTACTTAATGTGAAAGGATTTGAAGGAATACTTATACATGCAGGAAATACAGAAGAAGATTCTGCTGGGTGTATAATTTTAGGAGAAAATAGAGTTAAAGGTAAAGTTATTAATAGTAGAGCTACTTTTGAAAAGTTTTATAATACTCTTATAAAGTCTAATAGTAAAGAAATAACTATAACAATTAAATAAATATGGTGAAGAGGACAGGTAGGGCAAAGCCTATGACTCCTAAAGCAGGAGTCACTAAAACTCATAGGAGATATAGTTGTGGAGGCAAGCTTAAAAAGTAAAGCATTATATAAGACAGGGTTAATATTACTTAAGATAATACCAATGTTGTTGGCATTATGCTGCCTATGTAATTCAATCCTGTCTTATTTTAATTTGGATGTTTGTGTGTTAAGCTATATAGGAGGGATTTCTGTAATTCCATTAATATTTCTATATTTAGCTTCATATATGTTTAGATTCTGTGAATATCATAGAATGTTCTTACATTATATAGTAGTAACTTGGGTGATTAATATTTATGATTATTACTATATACTACCTCTAAGTAATCTGAGTTACTTATGTCTGCAAATGATAATAGCAGGTATTTCATTATTTATAATATTATGTTTGTATGTTAAAAGTGCTAAGAAATCTACTGTTAAAGATAGTAGATAATATTGATGCAGGTAATTCAAATATAACTGAAAAAGACTCTATAGAAATAATAGATGCTTTAAAAAGATTTACTGATAAAAAGCAAAGATTAAGTAAGTATTCTGCCTGTCAATACTTAAATGTAAGTAGGGCAACTTTTGATAATTATGTTAGAGAGGGTAAATTACCTAGAGGTAAACATGAAGCAGGTTTCAAAGAATTATCATGGGACAAGAAAACTCTTGATGAATTTATTAACAAAATAAGGAGGAAATAATATGATTACTCAGAAGAAAATTATAATACCGATTTTTGATTATAAACTTACTATAGTCATATTTGACAAGTGGGAGGAGTTAGGAAGATTCTTGCCCAAAGAAGAAATGGAGCAGGAAGCCAAAGCTATAACCATAAATCAATATGGAGCATCTCTTGTAGCTATCAATTCTAAGAGGGGAAGTAGCATCATCCATGAAGCTGAGCACATAAAGAACTCTATATGGAGATATATAGGATATACTCCCCAAGAAGATAATGATGAAGTAGATGCTTACCTTATAACCTACATATATGACAAGATAACAGATGTTTTCTATAAACATGATAAGGCAGCCAAGTAGAGGCTGCCTTTTTATTTTGAATCTAGCAGTATATTACTAAGTTAAAGCCTTGTATATCAATATGATATATGAGGCTTTAGCATTGATAGGTATCCTGAGAAATATTACTTACCTTTGTTCCTTGTAAGCTTACAATAAGAGAGTAAAACAATAACTAATTTCAAAAACTGCTACTATGGAAATAATTGAGAAGCAAGTAGAGAAAGTAAAGGAAGTACCTTATGATGGATATGGTTACTACCCTAGAGATAGGTATGCAACAAAAGGTGTTGCAGGTACTGGTCTTGGTCTTGGTATAGCAGGTACAGCACTTGGGCTTCTTGCTCTTAGTAGAGGAGGATTCAGCCTATTTGGAAATGGAATAAGTGGACTTTCAATGCCTGAGAATGTAAACATCAATGCTTTAGGTGGTGGTACTGCTGGTAATGGTGTGTCTGCTCCTACTGCTTTCCAAGCATGGGAAAAAGGCTGTGAGGAAACTCTTGCACTTCAAAAAGGTCTTTATGACTGGGCACTTGTTCAACAGTCACAGAGATTCAATGACAGAAGTACCCTAAACTCAGAGCTGTTTGGAATATGGAAGTCACAGGTTGATGCTGATTTTGGATTATACAAGAGCACAAGAGACAGCTTTGATGTAATGTCTGCAAAGCAAAATCAAGACACTTTCAATCTGTATAAGTCTCAGAGAGATGCTGATGATGTTCTTGCACAAAGAATCAGCAATCTTGAGCAGCAAGTAGCTGTAAATGCTGCTGTAAGACCTTATCAAGATAAGCTAATCCAATGTGAGATTGACAAGGCATTTACTGCTGGTATTAACTATACTGATAGAAAGACTTGTAAGGCTATTTATGGTGAAGTAATGCTTCCTAATACTCCTGTAGTTACAGGATATGTAGGTGCAAATCAATGTGGTTGCCCAAGAGTTGTTAGTGACACTACTGCGTCTGTTTAAAAAGTAAGGGGACAATTCCCCTTACTTTTTCAATACTAATCTTAAAAACTTATAGTTATGATTCCAGTAAATCAAGTCATATTAGGAGGAGACCCATTGCTTGGAAGTAGCATGGTAGGGAATAGTCTTGATGAGCAACTACAACTTATTGAGAAGTATAAGCAGAACCTTGAGGCTGCAAAACAGTTAAGACAGCAGGCCCAACCTATACAGCAACCTGTTCAAAGGCTTATATGGGATGAGGTAGATGCTGAGATAACACCTATGACAGATGAGCAAAAGGCAATGCTACTTCAAGATGAGAACTATGTAGATACTTATACTAAGATTCAGACTATGGTTCAAAATGAAATCCTGAACTTGGTTAAGAGCAGAATTGAAAGTACCCCAGAAGGTAAAGAGTTGCTGCAAAGTCAATTAAAGATAGTCAAGAAGTTAAAAGGAAGGATTATTCAAGAGACTAATAAGGAAATGGAGGTATTTAGAAAGTTCAGGGAATTTAGTAAGACTAATCCTGAAGTGACTTATGAAGAATTTATTAAAGCTAATATGTAATTATGATGACTATAACACAACTGACTGATAATCTTAAGTCTTATGTCTCACTTCAATTAGATTCTATAACTAAGTCCAATCCTGTGGTTGGATTTATGAAACCTTTCATTACTAGGGCATTAGATAAGAACTTTGATAAAGTAACAAAGACTTTGAACTTAATATCTGATAAAGAGGGTAACATAGACATTGAGAATATTATTACTGAAATGATGGAGAACTTAATGAATACTAATCCATTTACCTTCAAGACTTCATTCATTGGAGATATAGAAATAGGTGGAGGTGAAATTAAATTTAACTTGCCATTTACTAGTAAAAGATTAGTGTTGAATATAACAGACCTAGAGACTTTCAAGGAAATGTTAATCACTAAAAGCTAAGGAATATGGATGAACTTATGATGTATGAATATCTTAATAGAAAAGGTATGGGTGATATGAGTGAACATGGGTTCATGGATAAGTTTAGGGAATTTATAAACAAGTATAGAAGAAGCTCTATGAGACATAGTAGAGAAGAAGACTTCATACCATTTGATGATGACTTCTATATGAGAAGGCATAATAGACCTGATGAGTTCATGGATATGTTTGACTCAAGAAATGAAAGACTCTCAGACAAGTTTAGAGACCACATGAGAAGTGATGATATGGATAGAGCCATAAGATATATGAGAGACTCTATGTCTAAAGGAGACCATTTCAGTGAATCTGAAGCAGAGTATCTTGTAGCTAGAATGTATCACACTGAGAATGGTAGAAAATATAGTGGAGAGAAGTTTGATATGCACAAGGCTAAGGAGATTTGTGAGAGATATAGAGGAATACTCCCTACATCTGCTACAGTTGCTGATGTATATGTTGCAATTAACTCTCAGTACCATGACTATGCAGAATTGTTTAAGAACTGGTTTGGTGATGGTATAGAACAGAAAATAGTTGAATCTGCTATTGTATTCTGGTTTAAGGATGCTGACAGTAAGTCTGAGAATAAGGTGGTAGGATATTTTAGGGAACACTGATTTGATTGGGTAAGGATAATACCTTACCCTTTCTTTTTGCCTAATTTATAAGTATTCCATTTAGACTTTGCAAGTAATTTATTTAATAGGTTGTTGGTAATTAAAATTCTATTTATCTTTGCACCTGTTTAAGATTAACACTAAGACGAGAAGTATATGGAAGAGGAACTTAGCTTAGATAACATCTTAGGAGCAGAGGAAATAGATAATCTGTTTATAGAAGATGATATACAGGAGACTCCACCTCCTAGTAAAGATGATGGAGAAGATGGTTCTGAAAAGAAACCTAATAGCAAAGAAAAAGATGAAACTACTGAGGTTGATGTAGATACTTTATTTACTGAACCAGAGAGCGTAGGTAGTGGAAAAGATAATAAAGAGGAAAAGGAAGATACCTCTCCTAAAAGTGATGGTACTTCTCCCAAAAACTTCTACTCTTCCATTGCCAAAGCCTTGAAGGAGGAGGGTATCTTCCCTGACCTTGATGATGAGTCTTATTCTAAGATTAAAGAGCCTGAAGACTTCAGAGACTTAATTGAGCAGCAAATAAAAGCCGGTCTTGATGAAAGACAGAAGAGGATTGATGAAGCTCTAACTGCTGGAGTAGAACCTACAGAGATTAAGAAATATGAAAATACAATTTACTTCCTTGATAATATTAAGGAAGAATCTATCTCTGATGAGAGTGATAAGGGTGAGAAACTTAGAAAAGATTTAATCTATCAAGATTTTATCAATAGAGGTTATAGCAAGGAAAGAGCTACAAGAGAGGTGCAGAAGTCTTTCAATGCTGGTACTGATATTGATGATGCAAAAGAGGCTTTGCAAAGTAATATTGACTTCTTCAGAAATAAGTATGATGAGCTTGTTAATGATGCTAAGTCAGAAGCAGAACAAGAAGAGAGAGAAAGGAAAGAACAGGCTGAAAAGCTGAAGACATCCATCCTTAATGACAAGGAAGTTTTTGGGGATTTATCCGTGGATAAATCCACTAGACAAAGGATATATGATAATATATCAAAGCCTGTTTATAAAGATCCAGAGACAGGAGAGTACTTTACTGCTATCCAAAAGTATGAGATGGAGAACAGAACAGACTTTCTAAAGAACATTGGGTTACTTTTCACACTAACTGATGGCTTTAAGAATCTTGATGGTTTAGTAAAAGGTAAAGTAAAGAAAGAAGTAAACAAAGGTCTTAGAGAGCTGGAAAATACTCTTAACAACACTGCAAGAACCTCAGATGGTAATCTAAAGTTTGTGAGTGGAGTTGATGAGGATCCTGAATCCTTTATTGGAAAGGGTTGGAAACTTGATATATAAATATGGAAAGAATAAAATTAATATCTGAGGAAGAAAAAAAAAGAGTCGCCTATCCTGAGAAGCAGAAAAATCTGTTTGTTAGACCAGATTCTAAATTAACAACAGATATTGGAATTTATGCTATTCCTTCTACAGAAGGAATACTATGTGAAATTCCTAAAGGAATAAGGTTAATTCGTAATTATGCTAAACAAGTCTCCGTAGAGATAAAAGGGGGAAATATTGGGTCTTTTACTAAGGCTGATTTATCAAGTGACTTTTTAGGATTTTGGAGTGGAAAAGATGAAGTTATAAATCTTCAGCAAGGTTTGTACATTGCTTATGCTCCTAATGGGATTACCTTAAATAAGGCTGAAAATGTAGAACAAGATGAACCTCTTATTCCACAAAAATACGTAAAATTTACCAAAACTGATATAGAAAACTATGTGAAAGAAATAAGATTTAGATTGTATAACGATAATTATGTAGTTATGCAGTTTACATCTTGTGGTTATCTCCCTCTCTTTCTAGAGGAGAACGCTGATTACATTGATATAAAAGGTAATTTTCAAAAGTGCTCTACTTACAATAGTAAGTCAAAATTTAAGGCTTTCTTTGAAGACCCAGATAAATATATAGTAGCTCTGGTTCCTATATTAGCTATGGACTTTTTTAGTCCCTCAAATAAATTATTATTCGATAATAATAATATTAAGTCTTTCACACTAGATGATATAAATAACTTTTAATTAAATTAAAATGGCTGGAAAATTAGGTAAGTTTCAAATGGTAGGCTTCCAGCACTGGAAGGGACTTACTAAGGAAAATCACCTTGGTTCTGTCTTTCAGTTAGCTCCACAAAAGGCCACAAACCTAATGGTGCAACTGTTAGCTTACTACAGAGGAAAGACCCTTGATACATTCCTAAACCAATTCCCAACAAGAGAATTTGAGGATGACAATGAGTATTACTGGGATGTTATTGGTTCTTCAAGAAGAAACATTCCTCTTGTAGAGGCAAGAGATGAGAATGGTACACCTATAACTGATGATTCAGGAATGGTGGGTGTAGGTACTGCACCTTTCTATCTAGTATTCCCTGAGGATTGGTTTGCTGATGGTGAATACATTGTAGGTAATCTGAATGAAATCTATCAATTCAGAATCCTAGGAGACCCAAGAATGGAGGGTACTAATGCAGTTTATAAGGTAGAACTTGCTGGAGGTAACACAGTAGGAGTTCCTGCTGAGAGACTACTTGCAGGTGAGAGATTCTCAGTTGAGGCTGCATTTGTAGAAAAAGAATTATCTAGAAAGGTGGGGGATGTCAGATTTAGTTCTCCTGTCTCTATGAGAAATGAGTGGTCTGTAGTTAGAATCCAACATAAGGTTCCAGGTTCTATGCTAAATAAGAAGCTGGCTGTTGGTATTCCTATCACTAAGGAAACAGAGGGTAGATACACTAAGTCAGTTGCTACAATGTGGATGCACAATGTAGAATGGGAAGTAGAGTGTCAGTTCTCTGAATATAAGAACAATGCACTTGCATTTGGTAGAAGCAACAGAAATCAGAATGGTGAGTACATGAACTTTGGTAAGTCGGGTAATGTTATTAAGACAGGTGCTGGCTTATTTGAGCAAATGGAAGTTGCTAATACTATGTATTACAACACATTTAGCTTGAAGCTTCTTGAAGATGCTCTATATGAGCTTTCTGCTTCTAAGCTAGACTTTGGTGACAGATACTTCCTTATTAAGACTGGTGAAAGAGGTGCTATCCAATTCCATAAGGAAGTACTTAAGACTGTATCAGGTTGGACTCAGTTTGTTCTTGATAACAACTCCATTGGAGTTGTACAGAAGACCCAATCACAGCTTCATCAGAACTCACTAAGTGCTGGTTTCCAATTTGTAGAATACAAAGCTCCTAATGGAGTAAGGGTTAAGATTGATGTAGACCCATTCTATGATGACCCAGTAAGAAACAAGATTCTCCATCCAAATGGAGGTGTTGCATTCTCTTACAGATATGATATTATGTACATTGGTACTATGGACCAACCTAATATCTTTAAGTGTAAGATTAAGGGTGATAATGAATACAGAGGTTATCAATGGGGTCTAAGAAACCCATTCACAGGTCAAAAGGGTAATCCTTATATGTCATTTGACGAGGATTCTGCTGTAATCCACAGAATGGCTACTCTTGGTATCTGTGTTCTTGACCCAACAAGAACTATGTCACTAATCCCTGCAATTCTACAGGGCTAATAATTCTAAAGGGGAGAGGAGACTACTCTCCTTCTCCCCTTTCTTTCTATAAACTAAGGAGAAGTTATGTCAAAAGAAAAAATGGAGGAGAAGGTAAATTATACAGCACCTGATTTTGACTTGGATAGTGCTGATATGGAAACACCTTTACAAGAAGTAAAGGCCAATAAAGTTGACCCTGAAAGACCTAAAAGGTCTAGAAAAATTGAAGAACCCTCAGATCAAGTAGTTAGCTGTTTAAGGAATGAGAGAATTATTGTAAGACATGTGCCTAAACTGACAGGTATGTGGGGTAATAATCCTAAACACATCCTTGCAGGAGGTATGGCAGAAGGAGCTAGCAGAACCTTTGTAGTTCCTAGACTATCTTCAGGTATGTTTATCAATGTTCTTACAGATAAGGAAAAGACATTCCTTGAAGAGATTATGGGGTTAGAGTATAATGCCCTAAGCATCTACAAGAAGGTAGATAACTTTTGGGATGATAGCAATGAGAATGGAATCAACAAAGTTAGACTAACTAAGCAGGATAACTACTTCAATCTATCTGACCCAGAAGACTACATTAGATATAAGATATTATTAGCTAATAAGGATTATATTGCCCCTTCATTGCAGGCACTACAAGATACTCCAAAAGCTACTTATCAGTTTGTTATTATCTCAGAAGGGGAGGAAACTAAGACTGCCAAGAGTAATATGAGTGCTACAATGAGATGCTACAAGGAGTTTGGAAAAATTGAGGATGATTTTGATACTCTGAGGGTTATTGTAGAAACAATAGATGGCAGACCTACATCTAAGACTGCTAAGTTAGAGTTCTTACAGACTAAGGCTAATGAGCTTATACAGCATGATAGTAAGATATTCTTAAGAGTAATTACTGACCCAATGCTTCCTACAAAGGTCCTTATTAAGAAGGCTATAGAAGCTGGCTTAATTGCCAATAGAGGAAATTACCTATATTTGAGGTCTGATAATTCTCCTCTGTGTGAGGCAAATGAAGAGCCTACTCTTAATATAGCAGCTAAGTACTTGAACTCTCCTAGGCATCAAGAAGTAAAGTTTGCATTGGAGGCTAAACTAAAGTAATATGACTATACAGGAATTTTCAAATGAGTTTGATGTTCTGTACAACAATATAATGTCTAACCAAGCTCCAGGCTTAGATGAATATGAGAAGTCAGTTTTCCTAACTAAGGCTCAGAGTGAGATTATTAAGAACTACTTTAATCCTAAAGGTAATAAGTATCAGGAGGGTTTTGATGGTTCTCAAAAGAGGCAAGTGGACTTCTCTAAACTTATGAAGACCTATGCTTCCTCTGGTACTGCCCCTACTCCTACATCATTCTTTGGAAATGTAATTGGTGCATACAAGATTACTTGGCCTAATGATGTTTTTGTAGTAGTAAATGAGGTTGTAGATGTTACAAAGAAAGGTGAAAGTGGGAAATACAGATTACAAGTCATACCTATAAAGTATGATGAATATCTTAGAGTATCATCTAAGCCTTACAAACAACCTTTGAAGAATCAGGCATGGAGAATAATCAATGGGGAAAATGACATTAATTTGATTGTAGGACATCTTAATAGTGTTAGTCCTGATGGCTATCACATAAGATATGTTAAGCATCCTAAGCCTATCATACTTGAAAGTCTTGATGGAAGTGGCTTGTCAATTAATAATGAAACAAATGAAATGGGTTGTGAACTAGACCCTGAGATACATCCTGAGATATTACAAAGAGCAGTAGAGCTTGCTAAAGCTGCTTATGCAGGAGACCTAAAAAGCAATGTTGAATTAGGACAAAGAACTGAATAATGACTACTGAAGAATTTTCTAATGAGTTTGATGCCTTACTGAATAGCTACTCTACAACAGAGGAAACCCCTAATACCATTGAGCTAGATGAATATGAGAAGTCAGTCTTTCTCACTAAAGCACAAGAAGATGTGGTAATAGATATGTACAATGGTAAGAATACATTTGGAGACTCATTTGAGAAGACTGAAGAAGTCAGAAGATACTTGAGCAGCCTAATTAAAACTTACACTACCTCTGTTAAGGAAACTACATATAAGGGACTATCTAAATACTCAGTATTCTTTAAGATGCCTGATGATTTGTGGTTTATAACCTATGAGGCAGTTGATTTGAAAGATGATGGATTAGGATGTAAGAGTGGAGAAGATGTTTGTGTAACTCCTGTTACACAGGATGAATATCATAGGATAAGGAAAAATCCATTTAGGGGTCCTAATGATAGGAGAGCCTTAAGGCTTGACCTTAATGAAGAGGCAGTTGAAATAGTTTCAAAGTATAATGTGACTAATTATCTTGTTAGATACCTTTCAAGACCAAACCCAATTATACTGAATGACTTACCAAATGATTTATCAATCAATGGTATCAATAAAAAAACAGAATGTGGACTGAACCCTGTAATACATAGAGCAATACTTGAGAGAGCAGTTAGGCTTGCCATCATAAGTAGGGTTCCAAATACAGGAAAATAAAATCTATTGTATAATTTAATTTTAAATTAAAATGGCGACATTTAGTGTAAATCAAGTAAGACAACTTTATGTAGCAACAGCATTAAAGACTCCCCATGTGCTTGCTTCAGATACTGCTGGTTCTATTGCAGTAAAGAATGATAATGCCAAGAGTCATCTGTATTTTGAGTACAAGGGTGCTGATAACTTAATGAGAAGTGACCTAATTGATATAAAGAATATTCTTTATGCAAAGGCTACTAATGCAACTGCTATGGCACATAGTCTTAAGTCAGTAACTGTAGCTCTTGATTCAAATATCAATGGTGGTGCTCCTGTTGCAGGACAGGATTACATCTTAAGAATCGCATTTAAGCAATATGTAGGTATGTCTGATGAAGACCAGTACTTCAAGTATGGTATGGTCCATGCTTATGCTGGAATGGATGCAGATACTTTCTATAAAATATTAGCCCTATCTCTTGCTAAGAATTTTAGTAGAGAAGTTACACCTTTAATTAAAGTGGAAGTACATAGTAAAGCTACTAAATCTAAAGGCAAGTTTGATGCAAATGGTTTTATGGAAGTAACTCCTCTTACTAAAGATAATGGTAAAAGTGATAATACTAACCCATATTATGCAACAGATGCTGTAGTAACAGATATTGATAGTGTTAGAATTACAGAAGTAGAGCAACCTTGGAGACTTGGAGTTATGGCTCAAACTCCTGTTTATTTCACAGTACAATCAGTACCTGTAACTGTAAATGGAGATGAAAGACATTGGGCTACTCTGACAGAAGGTACAAGTGGTTCTATTGGTAATGGTAAAACTATTGCAGACCTTGAATACTTCTGTATGGGTGAAAGGGGAGATATATATAGACAAGTAGGATGGCCTAATAATATACCTACTACTTATCTTGTAGACCCAACTAAGACATACTGTGTATTTGATATTCACTATGCTTATGTTGGCAATAATGAATCAGTACAAAAGTCTGAAAAGACTATTACGATTGTATGTACTGATAAGGCAGAGCTTAATAAGGTAATTACAGCCTTCAACACTGCTACAGGCCTTAGTGTTGCAACTCTCTGACTTTAGAGATATAAAAGGATGAGGGCTATAAAACCCTCATCCTTATTTTTTTTAATCAAAGAACTTGATATGGTAGAATTTAATAAATTATTTGTTATCCCTTATAATAAGGGTCTTTATATAGATTGTTCTGTTCTAGATATGCCTTATTTTAAGGATGTATATATAGATAAGATAGTAATAGATACACAAAATACTTTTAATAAAGATGGTATAAGTAAACATCCAGTGTATTCCCATACTATTTCTGGTAATCAGAAAAGAGTACAAATGACTATCAAAAATACAGATTTATTAGTTCCTACTATGGAAGGTAATATGTTCTTTGTGTATGTGATTACAAAAGGAGTTCCTTCTTGTGATGTACCTTGTGGTTTAGATTCTCCTGTTACTTTAGGAGTTGGAGTAGATGCTTATCCTATCTACAGAAAGGCTTTGAAATATCTTAATGAAACCTATGATAGATGTAATATCCCTAGAGCTTTTATTGATTTTATTCTAAGATATAAAGCATTTCAAATTTGTCTTAAAACTAGAGACTACCCACTAGCTATAACATATTGGAAGAAGTTTACTAACTCCATTAGTGTTAAACCTAGCAATGGATGTGGATGTCATGAATGAGTTAATGTATGATACTTTAGTAAGATATTTCAAAACCTTGGCTCATACAGGATATAAGAGCTATGATGTAGTATTCAAAATGCTAGTTATAGACTTTATTTATGAAATCACTCACACTGAGCTAAGATATTATATAACAAACAAAGATATTAAACTGATGCAAGATTTATTATACCAATTCCTTGGCTCTACTTGTGAAATATCTTTTCCAACTAATAATAGACCTTGTTGTGTATGTATATGTTGCAATGGTGGAAATTCAACTCCTCCACCTGTAATTACTCCTACTACAACTACTAGTACTCCTAGACCTAATAAAAAAATGTATATTAGAAATTCTTCTGATAATATTGGTTTAGAAGTATCAGGTGGAAAAATAATAGATTCTTCTTCCTCAGTTATATTGGCTGGTGGGAATTTAGAAATGTCTTATATTGATAAGATTACTCCCTTATATATCGAGGGGTATGGTACTAGTATTGATAGTATTTCTTCTATAAGAATAATAGATAATAAAGGAGGTACTATACCTGTAGAAGAAACAAGTAGTGCTGGAGTATTTAGAACCACTAGTAGTCTTTATTCTTTAATAGAAGAAAATGATATTACTTTTATAGATATTAAAGTAACAAAGCAAGTAGATACTACTACAACTACTACCTCTACTCTTCCTGCATTTAAGATTATTAAAGTTAATAATAAAACTAATATTCCAATAGAAATATTACCTGGTAACCATCTTGGAATTACTACACTTATAGGTACAATCCCTGTAGATGGGGTAGTAGGTTTTGATTCTATTTTATGGGGAGATACATTAGGTATTATTTTTGGACATAAACTTGATGTAGGAAGTGAATTGCCTAAAAACTTTAGGATAGTTGCTTATACTGAAAATGGTTCTTATATAGAAGTTCCTTATAATTTAAATGACCAAGAAGATAGTCATTATCCTTATCTAGCAATTAAAATAGATATATTCCCTATTATAGAAAATACTAATATTAAAAGTATTTATGTATATGGAACTTTCTTAAATTATTCTACTACTAGCTCTACTCCTACTCCTAGTAGTACTACTACAACTAGTACTCGTCCCCCATCAATTAAAGTTACAAATAAAAGTTCTCTATATTTAGAGTTTTTTGGTCCTGTTAATGATCTAAATCAAACTACAGGTACACCTCCAATAGGACCTAATAGTTCGGTATTCCTGTATAAAGGAAATTCATCTTATAACTCTTGTAGAGTTACTGGTGCAAGTGGGAATATATTTACTGGAAGGAGTGGTGAATTAACTATCAAAAATGCTGAAACTTTAGAGCTTATACCTACTGAGTATAATGATAAAGATACAATAAGAGCATATTACTCATTTAATTATGTAGAACTTATAAAGGCTGGAGTCAAAGAAATTATAATAGAATCTGATTTAGTTGATGCAACCACTACTACATCTACATCTACAACTCCTCCTCCTATAACAACCACTACATCTACAAAATACCCTAGTATCTCTTTAACTAATAGTACTAATCAAAACTTTATTCTAACTGCTCCTATTGTTAATGGAAGAGACTATCAAGATCTTCCTGTAGGAGGAACTGCTTATATTAAGCAAGATGATAGTGTTCAAACTATTTCAATATCTGATTCAGAGTTAGATATGAAAAATGCAGATATAATTATAAGAGTATACACTGCTGAATCAAGCTATGAATTTTATCAGTTTGAGAAAAAAGAGAGTAGTATAGAAATAGATTTTGCAACTTTAATTTCTAATAAAAATATTACTAGAGTGGTTATAGAAGGGACTATTAATTTTGCTCCTACTACAACTACAAAACCTAGTAATATAGTATATTATGGAGTAATTAAGGAATATATGGACCCTAATAGTTTCTGTTCAATTCCTATAAATGAACTAATAGATAGATCAGAAACAAAATTTAAACCTATTATAGGAGATTCTGTAAATGAATTCACTATTCCTCAAGATGGTTATTTTTCATATTTAATTATTCCTGTAGATAAAGTAGAATTACAATATGCAGCATTTACTTCTGGAGGACTAACTTCTACTTATTATGATTCAAGTAAACCTAATACTCCTACAGCATTAGACCCAACTCCTAATGGAGCATATTATTCTAAATATACAAGAGGAGGAACTGCTCCTTATAATAAGGGAGGTAGTTATAAAGGTATAAATTATGATGTTTATTTTGCATATATTAATTCAGGAAGTATCCCAGAAATGATAAATATAAGGGCTAAAAATAAATAATTGATATGGCAGTAAGTATAAATGAACTTATATCACTTAATGCTAGTGATAGCTCCTTTAATCCTTACCCCTCATTAGACCTTAGATATGGACCATATGATAATGTAAGTGCAGCATTAACTGCACTTACATCTTCTAAAAGATGTGTAGGTCTAACTGTTGGAATTAAAAAAGACAATACTATTGTTGAATACTGGTTTAAAGGAGGAATACAAGATTCTAATTTAGTAGAAAAATCCGATAGTACCTATGAAAACTATAAGATAAATAATGGTATTAAAACAAAAGAAGAGTTTTTTAAAACTCTTTCTGAAATAGTAGATACCTCTTCTTATATTGTACTTGATTCTAATATAGATAATGTTAAGGTAGAAGTTACAGTAGCATCTAATTCTCCTACTATAGTTGGAAACAGCATTGTAAATAATACTATTAAAACTAGTAGTAATATGGAGGAATACGCACTTAAAAGTGAGACATGCTCTATTAGAATAGATACAAAAAACTTAGATACTAATTTACCACAGAAGTGTAGGCAAATAAATATTATTACATCTAAAGGTGCAGAACCTTTTATATTAGATGATAATATTTTAAATTTTGTTTTCTCATCTACTGAAAGAGAAATTACATTTACTTTACCTTCAGATACTTATAATAATGTAATAGGTTTTTATAATAGTGACACTGGGGAACTTCTATCTAACGAAGATAACTATATTTATAAAACAGATTTAAATCTTATATCTTTAACTTTAATATTTAAAAACAATGGCAATAACAAGTAGAAGTATTACTATTAAGGTTAGTAATGAAGATGGTGTAGCAGACTACCTAGAATACAAAGGAATGTTTGCAGGAAAAACAGGAGAGCAATATATCTCTAGTAAAACATGGACTACTACAGTAAATTCGGGGGAAAGTAAACCAGTATATTTTAAATATCTCCCAAAGCCTATTACAATTACTTTTAAAGGTAATTCATCAGGTATTTATACTGTAACTGGGTCTTCTATTGGAACTGTTTCAGTGCCTAGAGAAGGAACCTCTAAGACTCTTACTGTAGGTAGTGTAGATAATCTATTAAGTCAATTAGATATTAGATTTGATTCTGCTACTATGGCAGATAAAGACTGGAAAATATCACAGGTTAAAATTGATGGAAGTGTTGTTTCTCTTCCATATACTAAATCTGGAGCAAGAGCAGGGTCTACAATTACAGTAGAAGTTATTGCTGCTAGTGCAACTACTACAACTACTACAACTACTACAACTACTACTAGTACCCAAGCACCTGCTATACTTAATTTGAAATCAAATGCAGATATTGAAATTAATATTTCAGGAGAAGGATTAAACTTTAGTGAAGGCCTAACACCTGATATAAATTTTCCAGTAAATGTACCTATGCCCTTAGAATAATTAACTATTACATAAAATAAAAAGTTACCTGTATGATTCCTAAGATAATACATTATTGTTGGTTTAGTAAAGATAAAAATAAACCTCTTCCAATAGTAGTTCAAAGGAGTATTGAATCATGGAAAAGTATTTTACCAGACTATGAAATTAAAGTATGGAATGAAGATACTTTTAATATTAATTCTGTATCTTGGGTAAAAGAATGCTATGAGTGTGGATGTGGGTCTTATGCTTATATGGCAGACTATGTTAGATTATGGGCATTATATAACTATGGAGGTATTTATTTAGATGCTGACCAAATGGTTACTAAATCACTAGACTCATTCCTAGATAACAAAATGTTTGTAGGAATGATAAATCCTGGTGAAATAGGCTGGGGTGTTATAGGAGCAGAACAATATAATCCTGTAATAAAGTCATTGCTAGATGAGTATAATAATAAGCACTATATTAAAAAAGATGGTTCCCTTAATATATGTAATAATATCTATGCTACAACAGCAAGTGTAAGGAAATTATATAACTTTAGTTCAGATGTTAATCTATTACAAAAGTTTGATGGGATTACTATTTATCCTAAAATGTATTTCTATCCTGTAGATGAATTTCATCCTACTGAAGATACTCATGCTATACACTTAGGTATGACTAGTCACTATAAGATGATTTCAGTAGTTATGCCTGTATATAATGGAGAAAAATATCTTAGAGAATGTATAGATAGTGTACTTGCCCAGACTTTTACTGATTTTGAATTTATCATTGTTGATGATGGTTCCACTGATAGTACAGAAAGTATAATTAAATCTTATACAGACGATAGAATTGTATACATAAAAAAGGAGCATAATGGTATATCAGAAGCTCTTAATTTAGGTATTAGAAGGGCTATTGGCCTTTATATAGCTAGAATGGATGCTGATGATATGATGTATCCAAATAGACTTGAAGTCCAATATAAGTTCATGTGTGAACATCCAGAGTATGACATGATTACTGCTGGATTTGAATGGGGAAATGGTAAATTGGAAAAGGAATATTTTACTTATGATGAAATTGATATTCCTTTAGAATGGTTTAGAGGAGGTAATAATCCAATAGCCCATCCTACAGTAATGATGAAGACAAGTTCTTTAAAATCTTTACCTTTTATGTATGAAAAAATATATGATGGGTATGAAGATTTTAAACTATGGCATACTATGTTAACTCATGGTAAGAGAATACATAATATTCCTGATATTGTCACTTATTATAGACAGCATTCTAATCAGAGTTCTACAAACATGGAAAAGTATTATGACCATGGTATGTCTTATGCTGAAGTAGGTAATTGTATAGTCAATGCTTATAATAAGAAAAATAGTGATACTGCACAACTTACTGTAATTATTCCTTTTCAGAATGAGGGATATGAAGTAGAAAAAACTGTTACTTCTGTAAGAGGAACTGCCAAAGATGTAAAGATTATGCTCATTGATGATAATAGCAATGATGGATATAATTACAAGAAAGTAGCTGAAATATTTGGATGTGATTATTATAGAAATGAGACTAATCTTGGTGTAGCAGGTTCTAGAAACTTTGGTGTATTTCATTGTACTACTCCATACTTTGTGTTATTAGATGCTCATATGAGGTTTTATGAAACTAATTGGGATGAGAGGTTAGTTAAACTTCTAAAGGAAAATCCAGAAAGATTGATAACCTCTAATACTATTTATTTTGGTAAAGATGAAAATAATATCTATCTGAATGAAGATGGTATTCAAGGAAGGCACTCTTTTGGTACTTATGCAGCATCTGTTAATATGACAGAATCAGGATGGGAATACACAGCTAAATGGACAGGTGGGCTACTAGACCAAAATCCCAATGCAGAAGTAATTCCTGTTTCTTGTGTCCTTGGTGCAGTTTATGCTTCAAGTGTAGAATGGTGGTTTAAAATTGGAGGACTTACAGGTCTTATAAAATATGGACTAGATGAACCTCTGATGTCTATAAAAACATGGCTTGCAGGAGGTGAAGTTCTTCTTATCAAGAATTGGGGAGTAGGCCATCTTTATAGAAATGGAGGTAATTATGCAGTAACTAGTACACAAGTAGACCATAATCAGTTGTATTTAATTCATCTATTTTCTTCTGATGATAAGATTCCTGTATATGAGGAACATCTTAGAAAGAGAATTGGGGATGTGGCATTTAATGATGCTAAAGCTATGTTGATGCAAAACTATAATAAGTTAGTTAGCTTTAAGAAGTATTTCTTCACTAAAGTTGCAAAGCATGATATGAGCTATTTCCTTGAATTGAATGCTAAGGTATCCTGTTAATAAAACTTTGTAAGAACAATAACTAAAACAATAAAGTTCTTGTGACATTGATAAATTCTTAGTATCTTTGTCTCAAGAACTTTTTTAATATGTATCAATATGAGAACATATAGACAACTAGTGTACTTAGTATTAGATGAACTGAAACTTATGAGTGATGATTCATCTTTTACTGAAGACCATATTATATTCTTGCTGAGTAAGTATAGAGCATTTCTCTTAAAGCAAAGATACTCCGATGTAAGGAAGGAAGTTCCTTTATCTAATTATCAGACTTTGTGCTTAGACCTAGAAGAGCATGAAGGAATAGAGGGACTACCTTGTGAAGGTACCTATATGAGAAGTACTAAGAAGATACCTGAGACTATGAATATAGGACAATCTAGGATACATTCAGATGATTACTTCAATGGGGAGATAACCTATGTATCTAGAGATAGGCTGAGATATGTAGGTCACAATAAATGGCTACAGAATATAATTTATGCTACTAAAGGGCCTGATGGATATTTATACTTGAAATCTTCAAATCCACAACTTTACTACTTGGAGGAAATAAAGTTTACTGGAGTATTTAGTGATGCAGAAAAAGCCTCAGAATTGGAGTGTGAACAATCAGAGAGCTGTGACATTCTTGACAAAGAGTTTCCTCTTGAAGATGCAATAATTCCACCTCTGATAGAGCTAGTAGTAAAGGAACTTTCAGGAGCTATATATAGCAAAGCAGATGACGAGAATAATGCTAAGGATGACTTAGCTAATCTAGCTAACTACATAGCAAGAAATGCTAAATCAAACTTACAGAAGCAAATTGAATCTTAATGACTAGAGAAGAACTTCTTAAATTAAATGAGCCTAGAGTTCATAAAGTAACTAAGTCATTAGGTGTTTATGATGTTTATAAATGGCTTAGAAAGAGACAATGGGCTGATATAGGTCAAAGACTTACTGAGCATGAGTTTTATAGTATAATTAGAAAGATAAATAATGAACTTGCCTATAATCTTTCTATTGGTAATGATATTAAATTACCTCATAGAATGGGTAAAATAGAATTGAGAAAGTATAATGCTAAATTTAGTTTTGATGATGGGAAAATTAAAACTAATTTACCTATAGACTGGGATAAAACTCTTAAATTATGGTGTGAAGATGAGGAAGCCTATAAGAGTAGAACACTCATTAAAATGGAGGAAAAAGAGATATTCAAGGTTCATTACAACAAGGCTAAGGCAGACTATACAAACAAGTCTTTCTATCAATTTAATGCCAATAGAGAACTAAAAAAAGCTCTTAAAAAGAATATTAAGGAAGGCAGAATAGATGCCTTTCTATTAAATAAAGAATAATATGGTAAAGTATATAAGTATCAGACAAATCCTAGATAACTTGTTAGAGCATCCTCTACTGCAAGACCTATCTTTTGAAAGGGTAGTAAATCATACTGTACACTTTTTACAGATTGTAGGAGTGCCTAATGAGTTTGAAGAAAAGACAGCCTTGATTGATATAAAGGATTACAGAGGGTGCTTACCTTGTGATTACTATGATATGATACAGGTAAGAACTTATAAGGAGGGAGAGTATTGTCCTAGAGTGTTTAGATATACTACAGATAGTTTCCATCATAGTCCTAAGAAAGAAGATTCAGATACTTGGGATTTAACCTATAAGTTACAAAATAGTATTATTTATACTTCTATTAAAGAGGGTACTATAGAGATAGCTTATCATGCAATTAAAGTTGATAAAGAAGGTTATCCTATGATACCTGAAAATAGTAGCTTTATACAAGCATTAGAACTTTATATCAAGAAAAAAGTATTTACTATTCTTTTTGACCAAGGTAAAATAAGTCCTGCTGTCTTGCAGAATACACAACAAGAATATGCTTGGTATGTAGGACAAGCCCAAAGAGATTTAACTATGCCTACTATAGACCAAATGGAATCCATCAGTAATATGTGGACTCAGTTATTACAAAGAAATAATGAGCATAGTAAAGGCATGAAACCATTAGGAAGAAGAGAATATATAAGAGTACAGTAATATGCAAAAGAAACAAGCATCTATAATACCTAGAAGTATGCAGCAAGATTTAGCAGTTAGTCAATTTCCTAATGATGCTGCATATGAGATTAGAAATATGAGGATAGTTACTACAGGAGATAATACTTCATTATGTCTTACAAATGAAAAAGGTAATTCTCTTGTAAATTTAAATTTAGACAATTCTACTATATTAGGTTATATATATGTTGAAGATTATATAGTTGCATTCTCTAAAGGAAATAAAGATTATATATATAAAATATATATAGATAATAATAACTTAAAATCTAAAAAGTTATATGAAGGAGATTTAAATTTTAGCTTAGAACATCCTATAGAAGGAATAGTTAATATTGAATCTGATAAGGTTAAAAAAATATACTGGGTAGATGGACTGAATGAAGTAAGAAGCATGAACTTAGTTGATTTTGAAAATGGTCAGAATCCTAAATATAAGTTTGAAATAACTGCTAATAATATTACTTTTAATGATACTATAAAAGTGACTAAGAGCTATGAAGGAGGATTATTTACTGCTGGTGTAATACAGTACGCATACTCTTATTATAACCTTCATGGACATGAAACCCCTTTAATAAATTGTTCTTGTTTAAATTATATATCTTATAAGCAAGGTATAGATAATGATGCTAGAGTATCTTGTAGTTTTAATATAACTATTAATAATTTTGATAATTCTTATGATTATATAAGAATATATTCTATAATGAGGACCTCTTTAGATGCAGTCCCTGTAGTTAAAATATTAACAGATACTTATATTAAAAATCAGAATGATAGTATATCCTTTATAGATAATGGTAAGATAGGACATACTATAGACCCTATGTTATTATTATATCTTGGGGGAGATAAGATAATAGCAGGTACTTTAGTTAATAAAGATGGTACTTTATTCTTAGGTAATATTGAAGATCATAATTATGCCCTATCTGAATCAGAGAGAGAAAGTATACAGAATACATTAAAAGAAGAATTAGAGTTTGTATCTCCTACAGAAGGAAAATCCCTTAAAGAGTCTTCATATACATCTTATAAAGGAAACCTTGATTTGCCTCAAGATAACCTACTTACATTTAAATATGGAGAAAATTATAGGATAGGTATACAATTTCAATTTAATGATGGTAAATTAAGTGATGTTGTATATTTAAAGGATATAATAAATAATAAGCATCCTATGTATTTAGATAGTAAATTATATTTACCATACTTACAATTAAATAATGTAAGTGTTTTAAATAATAGTATTGCTAGAGCAAGGCTTATGTATGTATATCCTGATGTAGAAAATAGAACTAGATTATGTCAAGGAATAGTATCTCCAACTGTCTATGAAGAAAAATCAAGAATAAATAAGAATTTATATGTTCAACCTTCTTGGCTATTTAGAGATTCTTCTTATAAAAATAAAGCTTTTATTGATAAAGAAATACAATCATCTTATGATGAGGAGGATATTTATGTTAACTTAGAAGAGATAAAGCCTGAAACTCAAAATATTACTTTTTATTACTGGTATGACTCAGTAAGAAATAATCTTACAGTATTTTATAATTATAAAGTACAAAAGGGAAATGAAAAAGTTAAAACTTTTACATCACGTAATAATGACGAGGGGGGCTATCAAGCAGCATGTAATTATTTAAAAAGTTTTGGTATAACACAATTACCTTCTAAGGAAGAATGGCAAAGAAAAGGGCAACTTGAAAGTAAGGGAGAATTAAAAGTTAATGCAAGTGTAGACCCTTTAGAAAATATTATTTATAAATTAAAAGATAATAATGGGTATTATATAGATAGTTCTATAGTAACTATGTATTCTCCAGATATAGAAGATATATATAATACTGTAAATTCTAATCAACTAATAAATGTAGAATTTATAGGAGCATCTGCTATATCTGATATATATAATGATTATATAATAACTTCATCTAATTCCCTTAGAGATCCAAAAGAAACAGGTCTTATAAATAGAGATATTAAAGGTATACTTAAAAGTGCTTTATTATGGAATGATGTTACTCCAGATTCTGACCCTGTAGATCAAGATCCTTATCATTCTTGGGCATTTAGAGTTTATATATGGCACAGAAATGGGTCTTTAAATGCAGATAATAATGGAGATAATAAATCTATAGATGACTCTAAATATGGAGGTCAATATTCAATTCTTGATAAAAAAGTATTTGTTAATGTAAGAGATACTTTTAATACTACTTATTTTAATTCTAATATTAAAGATAGACCATTTAAGACTCATATAAATAATTATGAAGGCTTTTATAAGATTGCAGATAAATACTCTTATAGAGGAGTAATTAATACTGTTAATATAAATGCTGATAAATATCCTATATTTGGCACTAAAATAAATAAGGACTATGGGTTAATAAGTTCTATAGAAAATTTGGAAGAGATAGAAGTAACTAATAATGGAGAAACTATATATTCTAATGATCCTGTTTCTATTAAATATAAAACAGCTGACCATATAGTAATTGATTTAGGTAAATTATTACCTAATAGTAAGGAAATTATACCTGAAGGTAAAATAGATTTAACTCCTATAATTTCTTCTGACTACTATTTAATAGTAGATAAACTGATTAACTCTATATCCGAGTTGCCAAGAAGAATTTCTGAGGAAGAATTTAACAAGCAAAAATTATATGTAGGTTATAGATTTTTCATTAGAGATTATAATTATTTTAATGGTAAATTTGTAATACAAGAAGTAGCTACCGCATATAAAGATGATGAAAATATATATACAATAACTTATTTATCTAGAGTAGTAGATATATCTACTACAGGGACTGAGCCTAATATATTACAGATAGGATTTACATTTATGTTATTATGTAAGAAAGATAATATATATTATACTGTTAAAACTATAGAAAATATAGATGATGAATACGGAGAGAAAGCCCCTGTACTTGAGTATACCTCTGTAAAAGATACAATAGAAGAAATACCTATAGATGTTGTAATACCTGATAAAAGTATCTATAAATGTGATATTATAAGAGATTTAGGAAATACACAATATGGAGGAAAGTTAACAAATAAAGATAATGATTCTCTTATGAGTAATATTAAATGGACTCCTATAAGTGAATTTGTAAATATAAATAACAACTCAATAATTGCACATAGAGGAGATACTTATTTTCAAAAATGGGATTGTATGAGTACTTTTCCTTATTCTTCTGAAGATAAAAATCAAGTAATAGATATTACTTCAACTTTTATAGAAAGTAGAATAAACTTAGATGGTAGAACTGATATTAGAGGAGATTATAGTGCTACTATGAACTATTCTAAATTTAATTCTATCAATAATATTTATAGTCAGACAGATAATTTCTTTGCTAAAACTAATGTAGTATTAAAAGATAATATTACTAAATATAATACAGGTATTACATTTTCTTTATCTAAATCTTACAATGAAGAGATAGATAGTTGGACTAATATTAAACTTGTTAATAGTATATCTTTAGATGGAAATTATGGAGATTTAAGTGCATTAAAAGTATTCAATAATAATATATACTTCTTTCAAAAAAGTGCAGTAGGATTAGTGAACTTTAATGATAGAGTTCAAATAAATACCTCAGATGGAGTACCTATTGAAATATCTAATAGTGGCAAAGTACAAGGAAAAACTTATATCTCTAATTTCTATGGATGTTCTAATAAATGGTCTATGGTAAATACAGCTAGTGGTATTTACTTTATAGATGATATTAACAAATCTATTTTACATTTTAATGGGCAATCTTTTATAGACTTATCTGCTACAAAGCAAGTTTATTCTTGGATAAATAAAAATATAAGTCACTTCTCATGGAATCTAGCTAATGATTCTGTCAGAGTATTATATGATAAAAATACCAGTGATATATATTTTACAAATAATAAAGAGGCACTTGCATTTAATGAGCAGCTAGGAGTATTCTCTTCATTTTACTCATATCCTGATGTAGAATGGTTATTTACTTTAGGTGAAAATAGTTACCAAGTATGTAAAGGTAATATATGGAAATTACATAGTGGAAATCAGTATAGTAACTTCTTTAATAAGAAAGAAAATTATTCTATTTCTATTATTGCTAATCCAGAATTTCAATCTGATAAGTTGTTTGATACTATAGAGTTTAGAACTAATGGTATAGAATATTTTACTAATTGGAAAGCAGACAGTTATCCATTTAACTCATTAGTTACTACAAATGAATATCAGACAGCAATATCTACTACAAGTTCTCTAAAGAAAAAGTTTAGAACTTGGAGATGGCAAATTGGTAGAAGTAATACTTTTTCTAATAAATTTAAAAGAGATAGAATAAGGAATCCTTGGGCTAAAATTACAATGTCTGGTAATAGTGAGAATGAAGTAAGGTTATATGATATAGTAGTTACTTACTATACATAAACAAAGAAGAGTAGTGATAGATAAGTTATTTAATTTGTCTATTACTACTTTTTTTATATAAGTATTTCATATTCAAAAATGATTTGTTACCTTTGCAAAAATTATTAATTATATTATGGCTAAGAAAATAAGAAAGAGAAGAGCTAACTATTTTGATGTTGGTGGATTCTCATGGAAAAAAGGAGCTGGCTTTAAAGAAAATATAAGTAATGCTTTCAATAGTGGGGTACTTAATAGTGCTATTGGAGCTACTGGAGTTATGCTAGGTCAAGGTATTTCAGGAGGATTATCCACTGGAGTAGGCAATGTTACACAAGGATTAAGTACTATAGCTAGTACTATTCCTGGTCCTTGGGGAGCTGTAGCTGGAGCAGGACTTAATGTAATGGGAGGATTAGTAAATAGATTATTTGGAAGCCAAATAAATGAACAGGCAGTCTCTAATTTTAGAAATCAAAATACTCAAATGGCAAATACTGTTCTTAATGCAGATAATTATGATAATCTATTGAGCCAATATAGTGATGTTTCCTTATTAGGAGATATAAGTAAATCTCAAGTAGGAAAGGATGGATTATTCTCAAATAAAGCAAAGAATTTAACAGCCTCTTTAAATAGAGATAGAGACTTTGCTAATGAAAGGTACTTATCTTCTGTTAGAAATTCTGTTGATAATATTAGAACAAATGAAATGTTAAATGCTAATTACGCAGCTTATGGAGGCCCTTTAACTATGAGATATACAGGGACAATGTCTCCTTTTGGTAATACATTTGCTAATGGTGGTAATATACATATTAAGCCCTCAAAGAGGGGAACTTTCACAGCAGCAGCTAAAAAGCATGGAAAGTCTGTACAATCATTTGCTTCCCAAGTATTAGCTAATAAAGAGAATTATTCTCCTGCTATGGTAAAGAAGGCTAATTTTGCAAGGAATGCAGCTAAGTGGCACAGCTTTGGTGGGGACCTTAATACTAATGGGGGAGATTTTAGTAATGGTCTTATTATAATAGGTAATGGTGGTACTCATGAAGAGAATCCTATGGAAGGAGTACCTATGGGAGTAGATAAGCAAGGTGTTCCTAATTTAGTTGAAGAGGGAGAAGTAATCTTTAATGATTATGTATTTAGTGATAGAATGAATGTTCCCAATAGTATGAGAAGTTCTTTAGGTTTGAGTAAAGGCAAGAACCTTACTTTTGCAAAAGCTGCAAAGAAATTAAGTAAGGAAGCTGAAGAAAGACCTAATGACCCAATAAGTAGAAGGGGCCTACTTGATTCAATGTCCAAGTTACAACAGGTACAAGAATCTTTAAGACAGCAAGACCAAGAAGAAAATAGTGGTATACAATATGCTCATGGTGGTAAAATGGGTACATTATTTAATGGCTATGGGCCAGATGCTAATTTCTTAAATCTTTCTAGAAAAGCACATCTTTTTGGAGATAGTGTTCCTTACCAAACATCAACTATTGTCCCTTCAATATATGATAATAATGGAATCCTTACCCCTGAAGGTTTGACATACTCCAGAGCTTCACATTTAGGAGTACCTATAGAGGATATACAAGCAGCAGAATCTATTAATAAAGGAACTAGTGATGAACCTAATGATAAAAAATTTGACCTTACTGCACTAAGATATGCTCCTGTAGTAGGAGCTGCAATAGGTCTTGGACAAAATATATTCAGTAAGCCTGACTATTCAAGTTCAGATGCTATACTTAATGCAGCTAATGAAGTGGGAAGATATACCCCAGTTGGGTTTAATCCATTGGGTGATTATTTAACATACAGACCCTTTGATAGGAACTACTATATCAATAAACTTGATGCACAATCTGGTGCTACTAGAAGAGCTATTGTAAATCAAAGTGCAGGAAATAGAGCAACAGCATTGGCTGGTCTATTAGCTGCTGATTATAATGCACAAGGTAAACTAGGAGACCTTGCAAGGCAAGCAGAAGAATATAATCTAGGTCAGAGAGAAAGAGTGGCTACATTTAATAGAGGTACAAACCAGTTTAACTCTGAGATGGGATTAAAAGCTGCAATGGCAAATCAAGAGGCAGCATTAAGAGCAAAGAGTTCAAGGTTAAGTGGTGTTGCACAGGCTATGCAAATAAGAGATGCTGTTGATACTAGAAGAGGTGCAAGTATGAGTGCTAATCTTACTAACTTCTTTAATTCTCTTGGTGATATTGGTAGAGAAGAAGTAATGAAAGCTTGGATTAATGAGAACCCAGCTTTATATTATGCAATCTCAACAGGAGGAGCTGGAACTCAATATAAAGGAAAGAAGAAAGAAGATAAGAAAGAAGATAAGAAAGCTAAGAGTGGTTATTTAACTATTAAGAAAGGAGGTGAAAATGGCTAATTATAGTTTAGTAATAAATTCACAATTCAAGCCATTCTCTTACTCTGAAATGCTTCAGCCTGTTTTAATGGCTACTCAGGCTCATCAAGAGTTAGAGAACCAGTATGGAGAACTATCTGCCAAGGCTAATGTATGGGAAGAGATGGCTAATGAACAGACTGACCCTTATGCCTACAAGATGTATAAGACTTATGCAAATGACCTTGAAGCACAAGCAGATCAGTTAGCAAGAGAAGGACTTAATGCTGCAAGTAGAAGAGATATGCTTAACATGAAAGCAAGGTATAGTAAGGAGATAACTCCTATTGAACAAGCCTATGCAACAAGACAGAAGCAAGCAGAACAACAGCAACAAGCACTTCTTCAAGACCCAACATTGATGTTGAGTAGAAGAGCAAGTACTACAAGTCTTGATGACTATATAAGAAATCCTCAATTAGCTTATGAAGCATATTCAGGTAAGTTAATTACTGCACAGGCTGCAAGTGCTGCATCTGCATTGGCTAAGGAAATGCAAGAGAAGCCAAGGAAGTGGAGAAGCATCTTGGGTAATTCATATTATGAATCTATGATGCAGAAAGGCTTTAGTTCTCAAGCAGTATTACAGGCTATACAGGATAATCCTAATGCTGCTCCTCAACTTACAAGGATTGTTGAGGATGCCATTAATTCAAGTGGTGTTAGAAATTGGGGAGACCAAGCTACTATTGCAAGAGCTATTGACTATGCTAAGCAAGGTCTATGGAGTGCAGTTGGTGAGACTCAATACCAGACTCTTGATAATTGGAGGGCTAAGATGGCTGCTCAAGAAGCTATGCAGAAGAGAGCAGAAAAGAGGGCAGCAGAAGCTCAAAAACAAGCTAACCTAAATAGACTTGCCATTAATCCTTTGAATATCTACAGTAGTAGAGAACTAAGTAAGGATGAACAAACTTATAAGGATAATGTAAAGAAATACTCTAAGTATTTCTACACTGATGCACAAGGTAGAGTAAGGCTTACAGAAGCAGGTCTAAATGAGTATAGAAGAAATGCTACTCCAAATACAAGAGTAACAGGTTCAGGAGGAGGTACTGCAAGATTACTAAATGCAGAAACTCAGATAACAACTAATAATGAAAAATTTACCCCTACTAACTTTAAAAAATTCCTTGATAGTATAGGTGGTAATATGAATATGAAAGAGGGGTCTGGATGGAACTCATCAAGAATAGGTAGACTATGGAGTAACTACGTGGCAAATAATCCAAGTGCAAAAACTGCAAAATATGATGCTACAAGAGTTACTGAGTATGACTATCCTATTGCAGGTACTCAACAGGGTGATATGAAGGATGCTATTATGACTGCTGGTAGAGGATTAAGTCTGAAAGAAGTAGATTATGATAGCAAGTCTAAGAAATTCAAGGATACAGGTGAGGAAATCACTATGAAAGACTTGAAGAGTGATAAGTACAAAGTAACTGCTACAAGATTCAGTCCTTATGGCACTACTGTAATGATACAAGATGACAAGGGTAATGTGAGAAGATTCAGAATGCCTGCTGGTGTCAATACAACTAATGAACAGAATAGGGATAGAGCAATGACTGCTGCAAATCAATGGCAACAGGTAGTTAGTACAGGTAAATATACTGATGCAAGAGGTAATGTACATCAGGCTACTCCAGATGAGATTACTTATGCACAGCAACAATATGCTAATTCTATACAACAAGCCTACTTATTCCATTCTCAATTAGGAGTGCAGAATAAGACAAAAGAACAAGAGTATAATCCTTATGGATATTAAGATATGGCAAAAGAAACTAAAGTAAAAGATATAGATATTACTAAGAGTGGTCCAATGACTTTCAGAGATTTGCAAAAAGCAAATCAAGAGCCATACACTAACCTTAGTCCTGAGTTTAGATCATTCAGTATGAATGTAGGAGCAAATACTGCTCCTACTTCACTGTATGATGCAAGGGCACATGGTGAGCAAATAGTACAATCATCCTTAGAGGGAACTGCTACACCTTGGGGTGAAAGTATGTTTGATGAACCTACTGCAACTGAAGCACAGTTTCAGGAATTAGGAGATATAAGAGCAGAAAATCAACCTTGGTATGCACAGATAGGAGCAGGTCTTGCTAAAGGTGCTATACTTGCAGGTACTACTTTTCTTGATGGTACTTTAGGATTATTATTTGGAGCAGGAACTGCAATAAATGAAGACAGATGGTCTGGTCTTTGGGATAATGACTTCTCTAAGGCTATGCAATCTGTTAATGAATGGTCTGAGCAGGCATTACCTAACTATTATACAAAAGCAGAGCAAGAACAACCTTGGTATGAAAATATCTTTACTGCCAATTTCTTAGGTGATAAGTTTATCAAGAACTTAGGTTTTACAGTAGGTGCTTTCTATAGTGGTGGTGTTACTGCTGCTGGATTAAAACTAACTAAGTTACCTCAACTTATTGGTGCTATTGCCAAGTCTTCAAAGGCTCCAGCAATAGTTACTACTGCTGTAGGTGCTGTTACTTCTGCTGTAAATGAAGGTAGAATTGAGGCTCTTAATAATAGTAAAGACTGGTTTGAACTTCATAAAGCACAGCTTGATGATAGTCTAAGAGAAAGGTTAAATGCAATACAGGCTGAATATGAAGCTAATGCTGGAAAAGTACTTGAAAGAAGTAGTATAGATGGTAATCAGTTTGTAGACCCAGCATATGTGAAGTATCAAGATGCTATTGCAAAGGAGAAAGAAGCATATAATGCAGCACTTGGCAAATTAAGTGAGGATAGGTTAAAGATGGGTAATGTAGACTTGCTTATGAATATACCTATCCTTACTGCATCTAATATAATCCAGTTTGGAAAGATGTATGCTAATGGATTCAAGACTGCAAGAAGAGCTACTAATATAGTAGGTAGGGCTGGAGAATATACTGCTGGGACTACAAAATTAGGTGCTGCTACTGCAATAACAAAAGGTGCATTGTCTGAAGGTACTGAAGAAATTTCTCAAAAAGCTGCTTCAACTATAGCAGGAAAATATTATGAAACTGATGTAAATAACTTCTATAAATCAAAGACTGACCCAGAGGCTGCACAAGAGACTTTGAGTTGGACTAAATCATTTGCTGAGGGAATTAATGAGACAGTAAATGATGCTTCATCTTGGGAAGAGTTTTTCATAGGCTCTCTTACAGGTGCTTTAGGTATGCCAAGATTTAGAGGAATTAGAAGTGAGTCAGGCTCACTACAATCTCCTATTATTATTGAAGGTGGTGCTATAAATGAGTGGAGAGATTATAATGAGAAGATAGCAAGGGAAAATGAAATTGCTAATTACATGAATAATAGAGTTAACTCCCCAGAGTTCAAAAATTATTATCAGGGTCTTATCAGGCATAATAAGTATCAGAATGATATGAACAATGCTGCTGAGGAAGGTGATGAGTTTAACTTCAAAAATGCAGAACATGCTCAATTAGTGTCTGATATTGCCATGTTTGATAATGCAGGTAGAATGGAAGACCTTACTACCTTAATTGATGCTGCATTTGATACATCAGATGAAAATCTTGCCTCTATTGTGGAAAACACTACAACTACTCTTGAAGATGGCTCTAAGGTAGGTCCATTTGTTGATAAGAATGGTAATCCTATGTATGCTACTCCAGAAGGCAAACAGGAAATGATAGAGAAGTTACAGCAGAATCATGATGAAATGACTAATACTATCAACAATTATCTGAAAATAAAAGATGAGCTTGATATTAAGACAGGTCAGCAATTATCAGATGATCAGCTTGAAGAATTGACATGGATGAAGTCTCAGATAGGTAACTGGGCTGAAAGGGCAACAGCTATGTCTGGAGAGGTAAAGTCAGCTATTAGTGATGTAATAGGTAACTTAGATTCATTCCTTAGATTCAATCAGCAAGTAAGAGACTTTGAAGGTCAATCTCATGATGATTTAACTGATAGATATAAACAAGCAGATAAGAATGTAAAAGCCATTGAAGGTGCTATCAACACTCTTAATATGGTTAGAGGTCAAGATGATAAGGTACTGGCTCATACATTAGCAACTAATCCTAAGTTTGTAGATAGTCTTATCAAGGAAATTAATGAGGTAGATGAAACTGTACTTAGTGCAGATGAGAAAGCAGATATTACAACTAAGCTGAATGATATTGTCAAGTTAGGCAATGCCTCAAAGACATATAATGCAAAGTTAAAAGAGTATCTTGAAAATCCTCAAAAGCAAGCAGAAGACCATGCAAGAGCTGATGAACAAGCTGCACAACAGGAAACTAAGAAGAAATCTGATGACTTGAAAGCATCTTTAAATGCTGCACAGAATTTGCAAGAGTTTAGAAGTATAATAGATGCCCAAGATGATACAGAGAATAGAGATAAAGTCCTAAAAGAACTTGAGGATGAAGGTAGTGAAATGACTAAGAACTACAGAGAAACTTCACAATATAATAATGAAGTAAGGAGAGTTCTTAATGAGTCAGATGCAGAACCACAGGTTAAACAAGATGCTATGAAACTCTTTCAAGACCAGTTCAATAACTCTGATAGTTTGGAGTACCTAGCTAATCCTAATTCAATCTATATCAATAATGAGAATGCCTTTGATGAAGATTCTGAGGGTGATGTTGAGTTGTCTGCAACAAGATTCCAAGAAGCTCAATATGAACTTCAAAGAGCAATGTCTAAAGTTAATAATGACAATAAATTTAAGGACAGATTCTCACCTGAATATAAGAAGCCAGTAGAGAAAAGAGAGGGAACTGTAAGAGGTGATGATAGGACTGATACAGGAGATAGTGGTACATCTACTACTCCTACTGTAACAAGTAGTGAGGCTTTGCCTACAGTAGAATTACCTGTAGGTAATATAACTGCTGAGATGGTTAGTGAGGAGAATAAGAAAGCTAATGAAAAGGTAGAAACCCCACAAAGACCAAGTAGGGATACTACCAATCAATTCTATAGACCTGCTATACCTGAACTGCATATAGAGGCAAGCAAGGAAGGGGACTTTAGACCATTTGATATTGTAGTAAGTGAGAGAGAAAAAGGTGTAGACTTCTCTGGTATTTATGGATATTTAAGAGATAGTGGGGCATTTAGATACTTAAATGAAGGTAACTTAAAAGCAGGTGATGAACTTGGCTTTATAATTGACCCTTCATTCAATGACCATACTATATTTATTATAGACAAAAAGAATGGTCAAGTAGTAGGTAGTTTAGATGAATCTGACTATAGTGTTTCAAGGTATGAGGGCTTGAAAAGTCTTGAAGAGAAGATAAGAAGAGAGTATGCTCAAAATAATTCTATTCAACCAGCTACTCAACTAAAAGAAGAAAATTTTTTAAATGGTTCTACTTTTGAAATTATAGATAATCTTAAAAAAATAAGAGACTCTTACGAAATAGATAGTATCAATGATATTCAAGAAGGGGATATTATTGTAATAAAAGATACTGGGCTTGATTATGGTTCTAATGCAGATAATCAAGGATATGGCTATTTTATATATGAAGCGTCTAAAAGACTTTCAGAATCATTTCATTTAGTTGATATATCTGCTGATGGAAATGCTGCTTTAACAGATGATATGATTACTGATGGAAAAAAGAAAAAAAGTAAACCTTCTTCTTATACTGTTTATAGAAAAAGAGAAAAGACTAATTTACCAAATATATTTAAAAAAGGCAAATTTATAGCTACTCCTACCACAAAGGTATCTAAAGTAATGGTAGGTAGAGTTCCTTATGGTAATACTGAAAGAAGTCTTAAAGATATTCCTAATGTATCTTCAACTGATAGAAAGCCTATCTTTGGTATTATAAAGAATGGTGTTCTTACTACTAATGGTAAGATTGATGACAATCTTATTATTAAACCAGTGGATATGAGCCAAAAGGAAGGTAGATTATATCTGCTTATACCTAATGGAGCTGGTAAGTATTCTCCTGCTGCTGTAAGAGTTAAACACTTCAATAATGAAGAGTTTAATTTGAATGATAGCTCAGTAAGTTCTACTGCTATAGGAGAAGATATAAAGAATGCTATTACTAAGTTATCAACTGCTACATCACAAGATGATGTATCTGCTGCTATGCAAGACTTAGCACAAGACTTGTATATGCAGGATATTATGGTTACTTGGTTCAATAGTGGAACAGGTGATGGAATTGTTATCAGTAAGAAGGTAAGAAAGCCAGATGGTACTTATGAGAAAGTAACCATTAATGGGAAGGAGCAAATCAAGGAAGATAAGTATGATGTATATTTCTCTAACTTTGGTAAAAGTACTGTTATTAATGGCTTAGAATTTGCACTTAGTGAAGATGTTGCTAAAGAAGCAAATGATGATGAGAGGTTCCAAAGAACTATCAGGAATCCTGAGGATATATATAATGAAATACTTGGACACCTTATCAAATTCAATCTTCCTTTGCAGGTCAGCACAAGAAGAATAAATGAAGGTACATACAACAACAGATTGATAAACTCTAACATCCTTACCTCAAATATCACTGAGGCTTCAGTAAGAGGTACTTGGTTCACAACTGATTACTTTGATAATGAAGGTAATCTGCATCAGGCTATAAGCCCAGCTTCTGTAGCTCCTCAACCTAAAAGGAAAGTAGAAACTCCTGTAGGTGGTACTGAAGGTGCTATAAGTGGTACAAGAATAACATCTGTATTCTCTAATAAGTCATACTATGTAGACTTAAAGACAAATACTATTAGAGATGACCAAGGTAAAACTGTAGAAGTTACTAATGATAATAGAATATTATTTGACTTAGCTTGGGCACAAGATAACTTTGGGGATTCTACTAATTCTTCAATGATGGTAAATAACAAGGTTCTTACTCCTGATGGTAAAGTACTTGATAGAAGCAAGCAGACATATCTCAGTGGTCAAGAGGCACAAGATGTTAAGGATACTATTGCAGGTAGGAAGAAAGAAAAAGAAGATAGAGTTGCCAAGTCTAAGGAGGTTATCAGTGAAATATATGAGAACCAAAAGAGAATAGACAAGACAAGAACTGATGGAGAGTTTTATTATGTACTTGAAGATGATGGTGAATATCACCAATATAGTAGAGTGCATAGTAGATTAGGTTCTAATTGGGTAGAATCTCCTAAGCAAACAGAAGCTCTAACACAAGTAAGAACCAAGCTATCACAGTTAGTTGATATTCCTGCTCAATTTGACAATTACTTGAAGTTCCTTGAAAACAAGTATAAGATTAATCTTGATGGTTATCAAGGAAAGACTGATGCTAAGAGTAGAGATACTATTGTGAATATAGTAAGAGACAAGATGTCTGGTACTAATTCACAAAGGGCACTTGATGCTGGTTCAGCAGTAGATAGTATCATCAGACAGTACTTTACTATAAAAGATGTATCTAAGATAGTAAAGCCCTCCAATATGTCAGAGAATGCTTTCATAGATTTGATTACTACTCTTAATAGAGTTAAGTCAAATATGGAGCAAATGGGAGAAAGATTCCTTGCTGATAATATTGTATTATTCCAGAAATATCCTGATGGTACAAGAGTTGCAGGTGAGGTTGATATTCTCTCTGTTGATAAGGATGGTAACTTTAGAATCTATGATGTAAAGACCAGCAGATACAGCTTCTATGACTTTACAGACAGATATGGTCACAAGGTTAATTACTTTACTACTCCATCTGCTACTCAGAGAATGAGTGCAAAGGATTACTATACTTTACAACTTTCTGCTTACAAGAACTTATTTGAATCTCAGTATAGTGTACCAGTTACTAAGTTAGCTGTAATGCCATTTGTATTGAGTTATGATAAGGAGAAAGTATCAGCAGTACAAAGTGAAAAGGGTATTCCTATTACATATAATCCTGCTGTTAATGTGCCTTTAGTAGGTAATGTTAAAGTAGATAAACCTGTAGAAGCTCCTGCTACTCCAGCACAAGCTCAGACAGTGTTACCTATCTTTGAGACTTCATTAGAGACACAGAACCCTATTGAAGATTTAACACCTGAACACAAATCTACTGATAAAGATAAAGTAGGTTACTTTGAGTTAGATGGCAAATTACATAAGGGATATGTTACACCACTTACTGTAATTGATGGAATTGAGATTCATGTAACTAAGGTTCCTAATATTACAGAGGGATTTGGTAGACAAGGAGAAGTAGCCCATGTAGCTTCAAATAGTTTTTATGCAGTATTTCCTAATGGTAAGACATTCTTATTCTTAAAGAATAATCCTGTACAAGGAGGTAAAACTCAAGAAGAAGTAGAAAAAGCTATTAAAGCAGCTCTTGAGGGCAATAAACAAAGAGTTAAGGATTTAGCAGCAGAAAAGACTATATTGTTTGACCCTGATGCAGTACCTACTGTAAGTGCTGCTCCTACTTCTAATGCTACTGATACTAAAAAAACTAAAGTAGAAAGAATACCAAGTATTTCTAAGGAGAGACTGTCTTTAATAAGAAATGAACTAACTTCAATTCTTAATAAGTTTTATCCTAAAGAAATAGAAGGTAATGATTTCTATAGAAAAAAAGCTTTAAAAGGGAAAAGACCAGATTTCTTAACAGATAAATATGGTAAAGCTTTAACTATAGATACTATCATTAGTAATATTAAGTCTAGTTTAGCAGAGTTAGAAAAAATTAAGACTAGAAAAGAAGAAATAGCTAAGAAGACTAAAGGACAATTATCTCAAATAGATGATTTAAGAGGTGTAGAGGCTGCTATGTCTGTTTATAGAAAGAGAATATCTAAAGATTTGGCTAATGCTTTTTATATCTTAAATGAGTCTGAAAACCCATCTGAAGATTTAGTTGTTGGAGATACTACTGTGGAAACTCCTGCAACTATTAATCAAGGTAATACCCAGACAGGTGCTGCATATACTACTCAAAAGGAACAGGCAATAAACAATAAAAAAGCCTCAAGAACAAGACATAAATTAAGAAAAGTAAAATCACCTGATTATGAAAAGTGGGATGAGAAAAAAGAACTTAAATGGTTAAATAAAGTACTTCCCCAATTAAGTGAATCAGATAGAGTAAAGGTAGTAAAAGGTCTTATTAAAGTAGGTAAGAGAGGTACTTTAGCTTGGGGTCAATTTGATAAAGGTGTAATTACATTGTCTGATATAGCTGCTGAAGGTACTGCATACCATGAAGCATTCCATGCTGTGTTTAATCTCCTTCTTGACAATAATGAAAGACAAGCACTATATGAGGAAGCAAGGAAATTATATGGTGAAAAAGACAATCTTTCTCTTGAAGAAGATATGGCAGAAGGATTCAGAGAGTATGTTACTACTAGACAAAATGCTGGATTATTAGGTAAAATTAAAAACTTCTTTAGAGACCTATGTATTAAAGTAACTAATTGGAATAGTATTAGACCTCACCTTACTGCATATTATCAAATGATAAATAGAGGAGAATATAGTAATAGAGAATTGCCTGTAGGAACTCTTAGTCAAGCTAGAGCAGGACAAGAAGAATATACTAAAGAAATGCAAGATATTCTTGCTAAAGCTTCTAGAAATTCTGAAGGTAAATTATTAGTTAAACCTGGAGGTCCAGTATCTAATCTTACTGAAAGACAATATGCTCAAGTAAGAACTAAAGCTTTCAAAGATTGGTTTGGTGATTGGGAAAATGACCCAGAAAATGCTTCTAAAATAGTTGATGAAAATGGTGAACCTTTAGTTGTTTATCATGAAAGTCCTAATAAATTCACTACATTTGATACTAGCAAAAAAAGATATAATGTACATAATGTTAAGGGGATTTGGACTTCTACTATAGATAGGAAAGGTAGGGGGTATGGTGAAAATATTTATCCATTATTTGTCAATCTAAGGTCACCTAATTATACTGATATACATAATGCAAAAACTATAATAGAGTTAAGAAGAATTGAAAATGAAGCTTTACAAGACAATAACAGTGATGGTACTATTCTTAAAACCTTTGATAAGTTTGGCTTTGAAACTCAAATATATGTAAAAAACCCAAATCAAATTAAATCAGCTACAGACAATGTAGGAACATTCTCTAGAACTAATGATGATATTAGATATAGAGAAGTACCTAATTCTTCTTTTGAGTCTTTAGATACAGAGATGCAGAAAAATCTATTGAAGAAAGGATGGACAGTAGAAAAGTTTGATTCAATTTCTCAAGAAGAGAGAGACCAAGCTGTTAAATGTATAGCCTTTTAGTCAGTAGGATGAAATTTTTTATTAGGGAGGTAACAGAAATGCTACTTCCCTTTTATTTTGTAGGAAATAAAAAAAAATAAGGGGAGGAGTAGAACTTAATCTACTCACTCCCCTTTCTTATTAACAACTTAATCTTCTTTATTTAGAAATCCTAATGCTAATATACATAAAGGAATACCAATAATTAATACTACTAAATATAAACCCATAATCTTATTGCTTAAAAAATGGAATACCTTCCTCAGGATGCAAACCTCTATAAATAGTTTTATTCATTGGGATAATAGGAGATTCAAAGAATAACCTATAAGCCATTGATTCCCCTTTATATCTACCTGATTGTATCAGAGCCTCCTCTCCAGCAAATACTTCATAATTGAATGGGTTCATAAGCCCAATTAAATCAAGAGTATTTTCAAGAGTATTAATACCAGCAGCAGGAGACTTTATAATCTTCAATCCTTCTCCAACCATCTGAGGTCCTGGAATCAAAGAGCCTAATTCAGTGTATAATCTTCTTGCCTGATATTCTGCCATCTTAGCCAACCAAGGTCTATCCTTATCATCTGACCAGTCCATAAGACCGAGTACAAGTGCTACTGCCAAGAAATGACCAACTTCAGTTGCAGCTCTCTTGATATTTGCCTTTTCAGTCTTGGTTAAATTTTTCCAATTTGCAGCTAATGCAAACTGACCTTCTTTTAATTCCTTAGCAAGCTGCATCAAGAACCTACCTGTGGTATTATAGTAACCTTCTGTCCATGCTTGCAAATCATAGTTATATGTAGCAGATTTGAATCTTCTATTCAAAGATGGTTTAATCCACTTTCTAAACATGACACCCATTCTACCTACAGCTAACCTTTGTACTGCACTTCTGTCAGCCTTATTGTAAATACCGTGCATTCTCTGATTTATAGCAGCAGATTTTCTACTAAATGCTATAATATCATCCTTTGTAAATGCAGAACCATCTTCCTTAGTATAACCTTGCTTTAACTGCAATTTAGCACCTAATTTCTTGTTGTTCTTATCTATAGGAACTACCTCCATAGCATCCCATAGAGACACTATTTTACCATCAGGAGCTTTCATTTTATAAGCATCTGCAAGTGCTAATGAGGTTCTATTCTGCATCCAATGTTCACCAGCATTATTCATAAGGAATAGAGCAGAAGTACCAAACATTCTACTGAACCAAGTCTTTCTGTCAAAGTTTACTTCTCTAACATCAGTCTCATACTCCTGCAATACATTGAACAATTCATCCCACAGAGCAAGCTTACTTGTCTTAACTCTGTTACCAATCTCTGCAAGATACTCAGGTAATGCTTGACCATAGTTTCTATCAGCTCTTAGAGTATTAGATTCATTGAAGAACTCTCCAGAGAAAGATTCAATTCTCATCATAACTCCACCAGTAGCCACATTGGAAATACCTGATAGTACATTGACAGCTAATGTATTAAGAGAAGTCATCCTATTAACAAAGTTAGCCACCTTTCCCTTATCAATATTAGTATTACCAAATGTACCTTCATCAGCCATATATCTACCATAGACTTGCATCTCAAAGAAGTCATTTAGTCTTTGCATGAATCTTGTTTCATCACCAGATTTAGTAAGAGTAGATTCAACTTTCCTACCTACAGACTTGAACTTTTCAACCAATGGTTTACCACCTCTTGTCTGTATAATCTCCCTCTCCTTTAGCATATCCCTACCAAGCTCAAGAACATCAATTACTTTGTTCATTTCATTAAAGTCATTAGCCATAGCTGCATAAGCTGTGAGAGTAGATACTATATCAGTAGATAGGTCATTAGGACTTTCACCCTCTTTCATCTTAGTATAATAGATAGGAAGTACTTGTACCTCTTTACCTTCAAAGTCCTTTACTGTAGCCCTATCTCCAAACTCAGTGTCATCTGTCCTTCTAATGAATTGGTCTTTAATAGCTTCCCATACTTGTGTACTACCTGACTTTACACCATCAGATGCTTTTACTCTTTCAAGTAAGTCTTTTCTGATTTTAACTGCATTAGTTAAGGTAGTGTACTTATCAGGAAGGTGTGAATCCAACTTAGCTTTTATTTCCATAATCCTATTGTAGTATTCTTTTTGGGCAGGATTCAAGTTCTGATAAGCCTTATTGCCATAGATTGACACTTTAGGCTGCTTCTTTCCATTGACCACTTCCATATTAGCATCAAACCAAGCTTGTCTCTCTTTTCTGTACTTCTCTACATTATCTCCTACAGGATTATTGCCATACTTTTCATTAAGAGACTTGAACATTTCCCTAACTTTCTCCTTGAATAGACTTTGGTTAATCTCAGAGATATAATTACCTGTAAGATTACCTTTACTATCTCTTTCAAACATCCAATCAGTATTCTTAACTCCAGCTTGCTCTAACTTAATGGTAGCAGCTTGAAGCTCCTTCATAACATTAATAGTCTCCAACCTTGCATTTTCTTTACTCTTTTTGACAGCTTGGTCCATAACTTTCAGCATATAATCTGAAGAGTCTGCCATAGAGTCAAGCCATCTATCAAAGAAAGATATGTCCTTATCAGCTACCTTCACTAAGTTTTCAGCAGTCATAGTCTTACCCTTGAACTTACCAAATGGAACAGTTATACTATCTCCCACAAAAGGTTTAATGAAATCAACAAAAAGAGGCATTGCTACATTGTTGTATCTGACAAACAAGTCTCCAAGTAGTGTAGTTGTATTGTCTAACACAACCCTTACCCTTTGACCATATCTATTGTCTGCATACCTCTCTTCATCAATGAGAGCCTTCCTAATATCATCAGTAATATGCTTGTAACTATACAAGTAGTTTCTGACATCTCTTAGAACACCAGCTCTCTCATTGACATTAGTAGCAGGAGTATTCTGCAACATAGTAAGTCTGTTACTTACCTTGGTTAATTCTTCAAGAGCATTCTCAACAAAAGTATATATACCTTCAATTTCATTGTTATCAGCTAATTCAGTCTCCAATCTATCAATGAGTAATCTTTGATTAATACTAAACTGGCTATTAGGATTTCTCTTTTCATAAATCTTCAATCTCTTCAACTCATTCTCAATGACTCCTTGAAGTAACTTTTTATCTCTTACCACTCTCTCTGAGGTACTGTAAAATACCTCACTTGAAGTAATATTACTAATGTCAATAACCTCATCCATACTGCCATTAAGTATTTGCTGTGCTAAAGAACCAAAGTTCTTATCAGCTTCCTTCATAGCTCTTTGTATAGGATTTGCATTAATATTCTTAAAGAGATTCTTAACTGCCTGAATTACTCTTTGTAGTAAGTTTCTATATGGCTTTATAGGAACTTCCTCACTCTGTAATAGATGTTTTGCAAGTAATTTACCCGCAGCTTCTTTTGCTAACTTAGTCTCATCACTATGATATAAGGTATCATAGGTGTCATAGTCCTCACCTATAATTTCTCTTGCCAGTCCATTGGAAGATATATTATTGATAAGTCTATTGATAAGTGGATTATCTCCCATAGCTTCAATGGCAAAGTGTGCAAATTCCTCAGGAAGTGCTCTTTCACCTTGAATACCATTAGCAAGCCTAATCATTTCAACAAGACCATTTGCTGCATTTCTTGCAACATCAAAGTCAGTTATACCATGAATACCCATTCTCTTTTCAAGGTCAGTCAAAGCACCTATCCCTATTCCATGAGATTCAAGAATACCTCTCAACCTGTTATTAAGGTTTTCATTGTATTCCATCTTATCTGCATTGACAGAGTTAGGCCTATTTCTTTTCTCAATCTTTACTCCAATGAATACTCTTGGGGACTCATTGTCCTGAATCTTGATTATATTAGCCACATAATCATCCCTATACTCTGAGTTCTGATTAAAGGCTATAGCCCTTTGTTTCAACTTTTGATAATTTTCATCATTGTTTACCCACAGGGCTGGTCTGTCCATTCCTTTCTTATAGTACCCAATCTCCCTATTAAGTCTCTCAAGTACTTTAGTTTCTGGAATGGCTTTACTAAGATTAGTCTGCTTTAGCAAACTTCTTAATGTAGGTTCATTGTTTTCATCTAATGTTAATCTTGGTTGCCAGTCCTTTATGAACTGACTGCTTTTTGTGATAAGATATAGTCTTATAGCCTCACCTCTATTGTTAGAGGTGAAGGACAGCAAGTCCTTAAATAACTTGCTGTCCACTACTTGACCATTCCTATTCTTTACCTTTGGAATAATTGCACAACTTCTTGCCATGTTTATTCTATAAACTGTTATAAACTATCTAATGTTGGAGCACCACAAATACTATTACCATTCTCATCCTTATACTCTGTATTAGGCTGAATAGCTGTTACATCATCAGCCTTAGGAGCAGAAGTGTCAAGAGGAGTACCATATACCTGTTGGAAAGCATCAGTATCTACTTCTGGAATAGAATCCCAATACTCTTGAGGCATATCTTGATAGTCAGGCATAGAATCATAATCAACCTCAGCATCCCCAAGGTCAAATCTTGACAATGTGTTTGCATAAGGGTCATAATCTTTCCTATTCTTATCAATTACAGTTTCCATCTCCTCTACATCCTTACCATATTCATATTCAATAAAGTTGTTTCTGAAACCTAATGGTTCAATCCTTTCATAGGTTGCAACATTAGTTTGTTCAGTACCTACAGATGATAGTTTGTAATAGACATAGCTTCCTCTGATTCTTCTACCTATATACTTAAAGAAGTCATAAACAGGACCATCAGGAGTATCTATCCTTTTCTTGATAACTTTCTTATCTCCGAAGGTAGCATTATCATCAATCACAAATGTAACTTCATCCTTGACTTCATTATCCTCTCCTATGAACTGGACAGAGGCTGTATCAGGGATTTCAGGAATCAACTTTCTATTATCCAAGTGGTTATAGACATACTGGTCTACAAATTGACTATAGTCATCACTTAATGACAAGAGAGTTCTCAATGTACTTATGTACTCTGGGATAGCATTTCTCACTGCCACAGGTGCCAAATGGATGAAGGTTGAAGGTCCAAATGCAAAGCCATTCCTATAATAGCTGTATCTGAATAAGTTAAGAGCAAGTTTTTGAGCTTCTGGGTTACTCATATACAATAGAGATGCCCAATCTCTCATATATCTTTCTCTCAAAGTAGGGCTTAACTGACCCACATTCTTGAACACTACTGTGTCTACAGGATTACTGTCATTTGCCCTAATTACCTTGAGTCTCTTAATAAATTCAAGGTCAGCTATATCCTCATTATCTGTAACCACTCTCTTGAAGTATTCAGGGAAGTTATTGATGAAATCCTTTCTCTTATCAGAGGAAGTCACAATAATATCACCTACTTCTGAGTTTGGGTTTACAATCAATTCAGAACCAAAGAATCCATTCTTTGACATGATATAGGCAAGCAAGTCATTATAAATACTGTTCATAGTCTTTACATTTAACTTACCAGTCTTAGTCATGTCTCTAAGGTCATCAATTACAGATCTGAATGATTCAGTATATTGAGGGAAATAAGACCCTAGCATGTTCTCTGTCATTTTAAGACCTAATGTATAGAATGCCTGTAAGAAAGGAAGTTTACTGTCAAGTAATTGTTTTCTGATAGTATTCATTCTCTCCTCTACATTCTCTATAGACATATCCACACTAATAGAATCACTGATAACATCTGCATTCTCCAATGGGAATTTGTCATTATTCTCTATTTGGTCTAACAGGTCTTTCACTTTCTGCATCTTCAACTCTGTATCTGCAATAGTAGGACCAGCAGCACCTCCTTGGGTATCAGCCCTAGTAGCCTGTACTAACTGTCCTAAAGCATCAGCAGAGTTCATAACTCTTTTGAACAAATATCCAACTGCAACTTGTTTCTGATAGAACTCAATCTTTCTGAAATCAGAAGTTGTAGACCTGTCAGTAACAGCTTCCTTGGCAAGCATTATGTTATCTGCAAGCTCTTCAATGTAGAAGCTATTATTCTTGTAGTTATCATAAGTCAAGTCATTATTAAGAGCAGCCTTCTCTTTATACTTATCCAGTACTTCATCAATGATAGTATCCTTGCCTTTGCTCTCTCTACTCTCTCTGAAATAGGTTTGAGTAATTTCCTGCACAATAGGCTGCATCATTAACAGACCTATCTCAATAGGATTATAACCTAATCTTGAAAGAAGCATAGAAGCATCAGCAGTGAAAGTATTCTGATTAAGTGCTGCAAGCACAGGGTCTTTAACATTATCCACAGAAGCAGCCAAGAATCCAGCATTATTCTTTGAGATAAATTCCTTGTCACCATTCATAATATTATGTAAAGATGTAAGTCTCTTTCCATTCAATACAAATGAGCCATTTTCTTCATCCAAAGATAACTGAGTATGTTGCATCAAAGCATGGTTTGCATTATGGTTGGCATAAATACCAATCAACTTAGCACCAGTCATGTTTTGTTGATGTAACATTACTTGAGTTCTTGGTGATAATGGGTCCATCTTGACCTTTGTTTTCTCTGCCAACTTATCAAGAGTATCAAGGTCTAAGTCAAATAGATATGAAGCAATAGACTTAGGATAAGACTTTCCACCTTTCTGTACAGTCTTATTAAGTTCTACACCTACATCTTTTAATGCTTGAGCCAAGTCACTCTCATAAGAATCATTGAGAATGGTCATAATTCTTGCAGCCTTCTTCTGATAATCAAAACCACCTGGGTTAAGAATCTTTGAAGCTGTATCTGCATTAGTCAGAACTCCATACATCATATCTATCAACAAGTTATTTCTTGCCTTAAGACTATTCTCCTGTGGAGACTTATTGAAGTCATACTTTATCTTTTCTATATTCTCCTTAATGAAGTAGTTCTTCTTATTAGTTCTGAACCATTCAGAGAATCTCTTCTGCGCAGTTTCAGAGAATTGGTATCTTTTAATACCTTCTTTCTTTAACCATTCCTTAAACTCTTTTGTTATATCTTCTATATCATCCAAGTCTGCTGCTTCATCCCAATCTTCAGTCTGCTCTTTAATAAATTGTGTAAGTGCCTCACCTAAGTTTCTATCAATCTCATCTACAATATCTGGGTTATTAAGATAGAAATCATCCCAAGCTCTCTTGATATTATATAGTTTCTTAATATTAAACTCAGGTAACATGATATACATCTTATCCACATCAAAGTCAGAACCTGATAGAGTAGTAATCTCAGCAGGAAGCATGATTGCAGAACCATTCTGTTGAGGAAGAAATCCCTTAATATACAGAGGAGCCATTGAGTACTTATCCTCTGTTGGAACTCTATATCCAATCAACTTTCTCAAATCATCAGGAAGTTTAGTTACATCAAGCTGGTGAGTATTTGGGTCCATAAGAGGCTCATAGAACTTTCTACTATATGCAGGCATATAACATTCAAGATACTTAATCCTCTTATTAGCACCCTCACCTTCAAACACTATATGAAGTTCATCAGTCAAGCCATAATCAGATACCTGAATTAAAGCTCCACCTCTAATCTTCTGTTTAGTAATTCTACTCTTGATTACACTATTAAGAAGTGTCTGTACTCTTTGAGATTGTACAGGGTCAAAGAGAGGTATATTGAAGTTATTGTTCTCATCAAGAGTACAAGCCCTCATCATATCCATACCATATCTTTGATTGCCTCTTATCTCTTCAAGTAAGATTTCTTCTACCTTCTTTGGGTCTTTGAATATCTTATCTACATCAGCAAATGCTTGAAGAATATTCTCAGTATTGATGGCATTGTACAGGTCAATCCACTCTTTCTTAGTCATCTTCTTACCATTAACCTCAATGATTGTATCATCAGAGATGTCAGCAGTAATTAGCTTTCTAATCTGAGTACCTACCAACTGAACTGCATCAATAGCATGTTCAGGAGTTGCAGTCTGAATACCATAATCTTCATAAGATACCTTATGTACCACATTAGGATTCTCATTACCAAATCCAATACCTGTAGTATCTTTAAGTCTTTGGATTACATCAGCTTCTGTATTTACATCATTCAAATCTATTACACCTTGTTTACCAACCTTAGTAGTAGACTCAAACTGAACTACATCAATCTGATTATCCTCCATAAACTTATTTATGGCTCTTAGCTTGCCTGACCTTCCTAAAGGACCAGCAATTAGTTCATGTATAGCAAGTAATAGAAACTCTGAGTTCTTATGCTGTACAGGAGTCTTAATTCCAGTATGACCTTCAATGCCACTGTTATTATTGACTTGTGTATAAACATAAGGCTTCTTAGTCTGCCAAATGATATTGAAGTCTTTGATATTCCAATCTCCATTCTTGAAGTTGTTATATGCTTGCTCCATATCATCTGTCCATTGACCTGACATACCAAGTATTGCCCTATAGGAACTCAAACTTCTATATGCCTGAGCATCTGCTACATTCACATTCTTAAACTTATAAATGATGTTATCTCTGTCCATCTTTGTCATTTCACCTTTTTTGACTTTTTCATCAAGAATAACCTTGATGTCCTCTAGTACAGAAGATATTATCTCATCATCCTTCAAGTAGATAGTTCTCTCCCAGTCCCTACCAATTCTCTCACCTTTATAAGTAGCCTTAGTATTCAGTCTAAGAGCAGGAGCATGAACCTCCTTATATCTCTTCTGAAAGTCCTCAAGGTTCTTATAGAAGGCAAGGTCAGTAGTAGTAAGCTGGATAATTTGTGAAGTAGCTAACTTACTGTTCCAATAGTATTCTCTAAGTGCATCCTTAGCATTATTCTTAACAAACAGACTTCTTGAGATTGATTGAGCATCTTTCAACTCCATCTCACCTCTTGTTGCCTTATCTGTAAGTAATGCCTTGATTTGCTCCATTAGGCTATTAGCTTCCCTACTATCAAAAGCACTATTATTGTTGTAGGATCTAAGCATTAGTTCCATATTAGTATTCCACAATGAACCTAAGGCATCTTTAGCCTTAATGAGTGCCTTTGCAGTTATTGCATTCTGCTTGGACTGACCTTCAAAGGGAAGATACTTGTACTTGCCATTAGGAAGCTCATCAAGCAGTCCTACCCTTGACCAATCTTTGTAGGTTTGTTCAAAGCCATCTTCCATTATGTCATTAAGAGTAGTTCTTAGGAAATTCTTAAGTTCAGCACCAGTACCCTTGGATTTAAGTCTGCTTAACCTATCAATGAATGTCTCTCCATTGTCATATCTGAGGTTGTTAAGTGCAGGAAGGAACTTAAATTCTGCACCTCCCATACTCTTTATACTCCCATCTTTCTTTCTGACAATATCATAGTTTGCAATAGGTTCCACACTCTTATCTCCACTCTGATAAGCATCATCCCTTTCTCTAACCAGCATGATTCTGTCATACTCTTGATTAACCAAGTCTACTAACTTGTCAAGGATAACATCATCATAGGTTCTCTTCTTACCATTTTCATCAAGCACATCACCTGTTGTGTACTTTCTGAATCTGATAAACTCAGCAGAAGGACTATCTGAGAGAATAGGAACATGATACCAAGCATATTTTATACTTGATTTTGTAGAATCAGGGTCTCCCCAATATTCTGTAAGAAGAGCTAAAGTATAATCTAAATCATCCCAATTAGTATAGTCTACTTTGTCAGAATTTAATACTACTTTATGGTTAAGACCCCTTCTTAATTCATCAGACTCTGCAAGTTGTCTTAGCCAGTCATTTCTCCAATGACCATCCTTAAAGAACCACTCATAATTCTTGAACTCAGTCTGTATAAACTGTTCAAATCTCTCCTTGTCATTCATAACATTCTTGAGATTCTTAATAAGTTTACCTAAATAGTTAGGAGTAACATGAGAATAGTAAGATTTATCATTCTCTCTGATACTACTCTCAATAGCATCCTCAGTTACTTCTGCCATCATACTTGCAATCATATTGTAAGCAGAGCCAAAAGTATTGATAAGGTCTCCTCTCTTTTCAGTACCATCCTCTCTTGTCTCAGACTTGATTTCTCCTTTCTTAATACCACTAAATATAATATTCAACTGTGGTAAAAGAAGCATAATTGGGTCAGTAAATGTGATACCTGGAGTTGTCTTTATATCAGTTAATGCAGTTCTCAATACAGAAGGATTGGCATCAATACCTAACATATGAAGTAACTTCATTATGGTATTCCATACATCTTCTCTCTCCAAGAGTTGAAGTCTGGATTCTGTATCAAGGTTCTGGAACATATTGTTCAATGTCTCAGTCCACTCTAAACCTTTAACTGCATTATCCTTATTTATTTCTCCATTCTTCTCATACACACTATCATCATCAAGCTGTACTCCATTCTCATAGTTGTCTCTCCAAGCATCAAGGAGATAATATACACCTTCAGGCTTATTAACAGCAATAGTTTCCATCTTGAAAGTACCATCAGGCATCATCTTCTTCTTTTGAATCCAGTAAGGTATAAAGTCCTTTCTGAAGTCTTGGTAGAATTGAGAAAATAAAATTTCATCACCTTGAAGTAATTCTATTACTTGATTAACCCAAGGTTTAATCTTAGCCACATTTTCTAATAAAGGAATCATGTCATCAGAGTTAATCATGTACCTTAACTTGTCTATAAGAGTAGCATGAACATAGTCAGCATCAAGGTATCTTGTAAAACCTAAATCATCCTCTTCATACATTCCTTCATAATCAAGTTTAGGTACTTGTCTGATTACTTTTCTTACAGCTTGTGATAGAGACTCTTGTGAACTTACCTGTCTGAAATTAGTCATCCAGCCATCCTTATAAGCCTCTTCTTGTCTCCAATCCTCTGCTTCATCATCTACCTCACTGTTACCCTCAGGGTCATCATCATTGAGGTTTGCATCAGCAGGCGCAATGTAGTTAGGGTCCATTCTAATACCCTCAGTCATTACAAGCAAAGTACTTGCTTCCTCAGCAAGAGCTTTATAAACACTGGGGTCATCAACTATCTTCTTATACTCCTGATTCTTATAAGCAGCTTTCTTCTTGGCAGCTTCCAGTTTTTCTTCATCAGAAAATCTTTCAGATTCATCTATTTCTCCAGCTTCAATAAGAGCATTTTCCTCAGCATTAATCTTATTAAGTTCTTGCTGTATTCTACCCTCCTCTGTATCCTGTACATAAGAATTGAAGATGTTAGCTACTCTATTGAATATACCAGCAGGAGTGTACTCCTTTATAGCAGAGAATCTATCCAAGCTATTAAGTTCAGCCTGTAATTCTTCTTTCTCTACACCACTGGCATCATCAATTCTTCTCTTCAAAGAATCAGCAATTTCCTGCAAGGCATCATCAACTTCATTACTGAAGAGTCTTGCAATAAGTGTCACTCTATCTCTTCTTGTTTTTGGGTCAAAGAGTAGGTCCACCTTTTGCTGCTCCTCAACAGAAGTAATCCTTGGAGTATCAAAAGAACTACTAAGTGCCTCATCAAGAGTAGTAGCTTTAACTCCACCACTCTGACTATTGAGTATTTCAGCTAAAGCTCTTGCCTGACTTACTCTTGTATTAGCAAATTGGTCAGTAAGTGTTTTACCTTTAGCTTTTATTCTAAGCTCATCTATTAACTCAGGATACTGTCTTGCCCATTCTTGCCATAATGGTAGATAACCTTCAGTATAAGAGAAGTCCTCAAGACCTTCTCTTGATAGATTGAATCTTCCAGTATCTACCCACTCCTTACTGAATACTATATTAGTAGGAATAGAACCAGCTTTCAAGAACATATCTATCATCTCTAACCCTGTGTAGCCATTGAGAGATGCTCTATCAGTATTTCTATAAGCTACCTTAAATTGTTTATCAGGGTTTTGTCTTGCAGTCTCATAGAGTTTCTTGATATTTTCAATGATTTGAGACTCAGAGATGCTCCTTAGTCCTCTATTTTCAGTTACTCTAAGGTCTTTAGTAGGCAAAGCATAGGCATTACCTTGTAACCCCTCTCCTTGACCATAAATAGCACCAAATTGCTCTCTTGCAACTTTAGCAGCCCCAGCACCATGCCTACCTTCAGGATTACTACCAAATACAAATATAGTATTTGCATCTGGAGTAATGTCCCCAGTATAACTACTCACTGAAGTCCTATACAGTTTAGAGTCTTTAGAGGGAGCTTGACCTTTTCTGCTCTTCTTAATGACAGATTGATACACATCTTCAATAGTTCTGCCACCTACATTAACACCATCTATAACAGTGTCTTTCTTGAAGGTAGCTACAAGAGCAGAAAATCTTTTATCTCCTTTTGTAGAAACTTCATAGCCATTTTCAGCAGTTCTTGCCCATTTAAATGGAACTGTCTTTCTTATTTCCTGAATAAAAGCATTGAGTTCACTACCTAATGGAATATCCTCACTAGACTTATTATTTTTAGCTTGCCATAATGATACAAGATTCTTTACAGATTCTACTGTTTCATTTGGAAATTTTGTTGCTAACTCCCTTATTTTAGGAGTTACTACTAAACAAGTTGGATTTGTACTCATATATTAAAAGTATTATTTGTGCAAAAGTAAGGAATTTAATTGTGATACACAAGCTTTTATTCAAAAAGCTAAGGAGGAATAAGTGTTTAACTTACCCTCCATTATAGGAATTATTCAACTACATAGTCATAATCTTTTTTAGTTATTATTTATCAAATGTCCACTTTCATCATAGTTAGTGCTTCTATATCTCTTCAAGTTCTGCTGATACTTCTCTGTATTTGCATATCCACAGGGATTCATAAATTCAGGACAGAATCCTCTATAGATACATTCTGGAACCATCTTATCTGCCATTACTGGGTCTACTTTTCTAACTTCTTCTTTTACTTGTTTCCAAGCCTCTCTTGTTTCCTTAGATGCACAACTACATAATCTCTTTCTTGATATACTTATCAAAGCCTGAGCATTAGCTGTCATATCCATATCATTTGTAGCACCTTGTGGTAGTTCATTCCTTGAAGATACATTATACTCATCTAAGATAGCTCTTCTATCTCCTCTTTGAGAATGAACAAACTTCTCACAGCCTTCATGGTGTCTAACTAGATGCGTAGTAACCCATTGCATAATATCAGACCAAGTCCATTCATATTCAATTAGTCTTATAGGACTATGTTCAGCTAAAAGCATTTTAGCTTTCCAACTATTAGAAGGTTCTTTATCTAAAGGTTTTTTACCTATAGTTCTTCTTGCAGCATTTAAGGCTCTCTTCCAAAGAGTAACCTTTTCCATTCTAATAACTTTACTCATATAGTTATATTTCTACAGTAATTGTTTTAGTTAAAGATTTAAGAACAGGAATATATTTAGAAATACTAAGCAGACTTAGTGTATTTTTACTATTATATTCATTAAATATATTTAATGCCTCTTCAAAGCTATCTGCTTCTATTAAGATATATTCATTATAAGATGTTCCATTTTCTTTATATTCTATTTTATAAGTATTTTGTCGAACTATTTTCATTTTAAATGTATTTAATTGTATTTAATTATATTTCTTCTTCAAAAATATCTATTGCAATCAGACCTAATAAACAGACAATAAATAAAGCTAATAGTGTAGGTAAATAATGAAATAAACCATATACTATTATTAAAACAATAATAAGAGCAAACACTACTCTTACTATTGTTATATAATCTATTTTATTTTTCATTCTTGAATTACTTTAAAATCGTCTATATTCCACCCTCTTATATCTTTAATTATTAAAGAATAATTAGGGTTAGTAATGTCTTTGCTTATAAAACTATCATAAAGTATATCACCTACTTCATGAGGTAAATATATTTGTTTTTCTACTGCTTCTTCTAAATTACAATAAGAATAATCATTAAAGGTAGTACCATCATCATCCTCTATTACCTTATAATCATCTACTGTAATTTTAAAAGTTTTAGAGATAGATAAACATACTGTAACTTCTATTTCTACAGGTTTATTTTCTTTCTTATTCCACGGAGAATTAGCTTCTTCACTTGTAGTTAACTTAGGATAGTTATCCATAATTATAGTTGTTTAAATTCAATATTTAGATTATCAGACCACATATAAGATACTTCATCAATATTATGATTTAATTCTTTTAATAAAGAATCAATATCTTCTGTATAAGTAACACTATTATAAATATGTACACTACTAGTATTAAAATCTAATACTATTAAATTAGTCTTTTCCATATTAGTTTTCTTGAATAATATTAAACATACTATCTTCTATTATATCTTTATATTTTTCGTAAGTTTCTCTTATTACCTTCTCTCCTATAGGATGTTCTCTTTTAGAGTCTCTGTCTATACAAACTTGTAGAGGGGTAGAGAAGTCTTGGTAGATTATACCATAATCAGAAATACTCCTCATCTGCTGATATTTTCTAACAATATTCCAGATTTTATCTACAGTAGACTTATTAAGATTAGATACATCATCTACTACAACATCCATCTCCTCATATAGAGCATTATCTATAGTTCTCAATTCTGTATCTATTACTATTTGCTCCAATTCCTTAGACCATTTTTGGCTAAACATCTGCCTAATATCATCCCTATTTACCCTAATAGTATTAGGATGCCTCTTACAATATTGTTTAGCCCAAGTAGTTTTACCACTACCTTGAATACCTCTACAAAGAATTATTTTAGCCATATTATAAAACTCCTTTTGACTATTATCTATAACTATCTAATTGTTCATTTAATGCGTCCATTAGAGCTTGAAAACACTTGCTTACTTTAGGATTTACCACTCCAGCTTCTACAGTCAATGCACTATTATTATAAGTCATTTTCATAGCAGCAATGGGTTTTGCAAAGTACTTATAGATAATATTAAATTTCTCTTTATTCATATTCTTATTCCTTACTCAGACTGTAATATTGCAACAAAAGTAAATATAAATGCAACTAATGTTAAAATACCATATATAAAAATAACATCTGCTTGAGTTATATAGTATGCTAATATTTCCATAGCAAATATTATAATATATACTACAGCTACTAAAATTGCTTTTTTCATATTAGTACTCTTCTATATAATCAGCATCAGGAAAGGCCATTCTTACATCATCCCATGCACCATCCCTTTCATGCTCTACATCCTCATCATACCTATTACTATAGGTTTCCCTATGTCCATCTTTGAAATGAATTATAAATGTCATACTTCACCCCCTAATTGTTTTATCCTGTCATTAATATACCATATAGCCTTTTTTAAATCCTCAATTTCTTTTTCTTTATTAGACATAGAAGCTTCTTGTTTATGTCCTGCCCTAAGTATATACTTAATAGCATTTCCTAAACAAAAATCCATGTGCCTTGTTATATCAATTACCTCAATTCCACACTTATCTTTAAGCCATGTGTAATGAGGAGGATGATTAACATTATCTTCCATTTTAAATCTTATTCTGAATATATCTTCTTTAAAGTTTACATTATCAAGATGATATAATTCCTTATTGCATCCTTCTAGAACCCCATCTTCTTTACAAAGATACAAATGTTTTCTTTTAAATGCTAATTGTTTATTAATAATATAATCTTTAGTACAAAGATAATAGTTTCCTGCTTTAAATTCTATTTTCATAACAATTTAATACTAAAATATGATTCTATTTTACTAGTATTTATATCTATACTATTTCTAGTAAGACATCTTATGTAAGAAGGTAAACCTCTTTTTAATAAATTTAAATGTCTACTAGTAGTATTTGAATAATAAGTTTCATTTATTAAAAGGATACTTGAAGTATACCATTCTGCAATACAAGTATTGTAAGAAATTAACCTGTTTCCAGTACTAATTAAATTAGCAGAGTTAGCTATATTTCTAGAAATAAAACTTTCTACTACTTCCTTATTTTTCATATACTTTAGGTTTAATGAATCCAACAATCCCCCACTTCTGCAACAGCAGGAATGGGGACTGATTTACAATATTTACTTGCTGAATCTTCCATACACTTTTCTACTATTTTAGGAAATTTATCTAAATCTTCTGGAAATTCCCAATTACATTCATCATGGGTTAAATTAGCAAGTCTACACTTACCAAAATACCCATTGTTAACTACCCAATGAAATAATTGTATTTGTGAATCCTTTAATATTATAGCTCCAGTTCCCTGTGTAACAGAATTAAGAGCTTTTCTATCCCATTTAGAGACTTCTTTAAAATGATTTCTTACTTCTTGATATACACTATCTTCATTTGGTTTATGTATTCTTCTATACTCATCCCAAAATTCAGGGGTAAATTGTCTATGTTTATCTTTCCACTTATTAAAAGTTGCCCAATAAGTTTTATGCCCTGTTATAGGATTTAATAATATATATCCTTTATTTCTAACTTCTTTAGACCCCTTTTCTTTAAACTTTGCAATGTCAGGAAAACCTTTAGCATAAGCTTCAGCAAATTCTTCTGCTTTTTCTAAAGTACAACCCATAGCATTTTGTATAGCAAAAGCTGAACCACCAAATTGTTGAGAAAACTCAACAGCTTTAACTTCTTTTCTTAAATGTGGATATAATTTTTTAATGTTTTTAATAGGAGTATCCCTAGGAATTTCTTTTGTATATACCATGTAAGCACATAGTGAGTGCATATCTCCACTACCATAAAGGAACTCATCTATCATAGATTTTTCTTGATATATATCAGCTCCTAATCTACTTTCTATAGCACTATAATCACAACTGCACCATTTGTATCCTTTAGGAGCTGTAAAACAACTTCTAGTAATACCATCAGCAGGTAGTTGTTGCATATTAGGATAAGGACAAGCTTTACCTTCTTTCTTCTGTTTGTTTGAGGGATTAATTGGTAAATGCTTTAACTTAGCTAAATCATTATTATTATTCTTTGTACCAGAGGACATTCTTCCTGTATCACATCCTAATTGTCTATAAACAGTATGTATTCTTTGAGTATTAGGATTGATAGCATTAAGATGATTTTGACCAAAAGAAGTTACTACTTTAGCAGAACCATTATATCCAGCATAATAATCTTCATCCTCTGGGTCTCCTTTACCTAAATATAACTTGAGAAACTCATCATTGATTCCCTTCTGTTTTTTAAGTACTTTTTCCATAGCACTCTCTTTATCTTCTCCAGTATTTTTATCTTGAACTTTAGTATCAAATCCTAGTTTCTTTAGTAAAGGTATTACTTGAGTAGAAGATGCCCAATTTATAGTGCATTTTGGAGTTAAATCGAACCCAGTAAATAAATCCATTTGATAATCAATGTATGTAAATTCTTTTAATTTAGGATTATTACATACATAATCATTTAAATCTTTTAAAGATTGCTCTAGATTTAATTTATCTATTTCCATTTTATGTTTCCAAGCATCTACATCTAAATGAATACCACACCATTCAAGATAAGCTATTACAGGAACAAAATCACACTCTAATTTAGCTCCAATTATACAACTTTGTCTTTTACAATCTGATAGCTGAGAATACATTATATCTGCAAGATATATAACATCTGTAGCAGCATAATTTATTACAGAATCATCAATGCCTCTCCACTGTATTTCCCCTCTTACAGTTTTATCTATATAAACATTTAACCTTCTTTTAGCAATAGAATTTAAACTATAAGATATACCATTTACAGGGTCCTTATACTCTGGAGAATAACCCAAATAAAGAAGCTGTTCCACAATCATAGTATCATAAATTTTCAAAGGTATAATACTATAATTATATAACCACTGTAAATCAAATTTTAAATTCTGGCCTATTAAATACTTAGTTTCTAGTATGTCCTTATATAATAAAATATTTATAGTGGTACAATCTATTACTATTTGTGTTTTTTTATCTATACTACCAAACTGAACTAAAAGTAAAGACCCTACATGAGGGTCTTTACCTAAAGTTTCAGTATCAAATTGTATCATTTTCCATTCATTTAGAATAGATAATGACTCCTTAATTTCTATAATTTTATAGATTTCACTTTCAAATAAACTTTTTTGTCCTGTAACAAGATATATCATTTTCTAATATATGCAATTAAATCTTTGAAATCAAGAACATACTTATATTTTACAAAGAATTTACTTCCTAAGATACCATGAATTTGTACTCCTGTTTCAGCCTTTATAGCTCCAAAGGCTTCATCAAGGTCACTAATATAAAATCTATCAATAAACTTTTGACTCTTATAGGTAACTGTCATATTACAGCATCCAAGACTTTGTGAGTTACCCCCTACACTTATAATATTCCTACTTTCATTTATTTCTATATACTCTAAGGAAGGCAGGATAGATTTATTGATATAGGAAAGGTCACTACCAGTATCCAAGAGAAAATTTAGTTTCTTATCTTTATTATAGAAAGTTATAATAGGCAATTCTACTAAGTCCATTGCCTCTCTAAAGGATATATTTTCTCTCTTCTTTTGCTTACAATAATTCTCAGCACCATTGATGGTGACAGCTAAAAGGATAACTACAAGTAAGATTACAACTATTTTCAATACCATGTTTCATGCTTTTTTGTTATTACTTTGTTCCAGTGCTTCCAAATCCTCCACGACTATTTTCTTGTAGATTATCAACTTTTACTAATTCTACTCCAGAACTAAATAACCATTTAAGTTTTTGCCACCATGTAGCTTTTTGGCTAGAAACTACTTCAAATTGGGCAATTCTATCGTGTTTATTAATAGTTCCATTTTTAATAGCACAAAGACGAAGCATCCATTCATCTTCATTACCATTATAACTATTATCAATTTCTCCACTAGAAGTTGGTATTACTCCATGCTTTTTAGTAAGAGAACTTCTTCCTCTAAGTTTAGCCATCATACCTTTAGGTAATTCCATTGCTATACCTAAACATACTACTTGTTCATCAAAGATAACTTTATTATCTTCTACTTTAGGACCACTAAATTTATAATTATTAGCAGCTTTTAAATCAATTAAATCCCCTTTTTCAATAATACTAGGCATACAACCTTCTGTAAGTTCTTTTACTTTAATTTTTAGTTTCATGTTTTAAAAATTTATTAGTTATATCAAGTAATTTATAAGAATCAGAGTTTGTTATAGAAGGAGAAAGAACTTCATAAAATCTTTGATTAGTAGTTTTACTATTAAGCGGTCCTAATTCTTCAATATAAGGACCTAATTTAATAAAATCAAAATTTTTAAGTTCAATATCTTTACTCAATTCTTGTCTCCCACTATACCAAGCTACTTTAAGATTAGTATGAACTTTAAGTTTTCTTGCAAATTCATTTATTTCTGAAGGGTCAGAATCCCCTCCCATAAATGCTACGCAAGTAATACCTTGATTCTTTATTAATAATCTATTTAAAGCCAAATCATTTAATTCTTCTCCAATATCTTCAGCTAAATAAGAAGAGTGACATTTTTCGCAATGACATGGGCAATTACTTATATTGATAGCAAGAGTAATCTCATCAGGAATTTCCTGAAAAACAATTTTAGTGTCTACGTATTTTAACATATTACAATTTCAATCCATCAGCAGTTGGTGCTACATAATTTCCAGACTTAGGGTCTTTACTCTCAGGATATGGGTCAGGACTATTAAGAGTCTTTAAGTGCATACCTAACCACATAATACCTTCTTGTAACTTAGTTACTGCAAGGCTTCTTTCTCCTGTAGAAGAAAGCTCTTTCACTCTTTGAAGTACCTCATCAATATCTTTTCTGAGTTGCTTAGTTTTAATTATTTCTGATTCCATATTATTAAATATTTTTACTATAAACTCTTTTGTTAGCTTCAATCTGTCTATCTTTACCAAAAGACTTAATAGGCCTAAGATACCCAATTACCCTTGTATATTGAGTAATATCCTTACTATGACATTTAGAACATTCTGTTATAGGGTGCTTTGTAATGTAACCACAATCTTCACACTTGCTATTTGGTATATTAAAGGTAAAGTAATTAGTACCTTCTTTGACTGCAAATTCAAGTAACTTAAGATATTGCTTTTTGCTTAAATGGTCTTCAAGATTAATATGACAAGCTGAGCCTCCATCACAATATTGTGCTGTCTGCCTTCCATGCAGAATCATCTTATCTAGTACTGAAGTATTGTCATGAGCATCAAAGAAATATGAGTTATAAAGATTTACATCTTTAGGAACCCAATAACCATCCTTTTTATCCCATCTATAATTCTTACCACCAAGAGATTCAGCAGGAACTACCTCAGAATTAAACAAGAATGGTCTCTTCTTGTCATGAATAGAGTGCTTTTTATTTGCTTCCTTAATAGTGCCAAGAATCAACTGCAAGAACTCAATATACTCCTTATTGTTATCAACAGTCATACCTAAGAATCTTGCAGCCTCATTCAAGCCATTGATACCTATGGTACTGTATAACTTGTTCATGTGTATATAACCACCATTACAAGCTGCAAACATACCTTTCTCTTCTTGCTCATAAAGCATTGTCTTATAGGCAATATGATACTTATATACTCTATTTAATATGTCTATTAAATAAAATTTAAGAGAATCATGCTGATTACCTACTCTGGGAACACCTCCTATAGATTTACACCAATCTTGTACAATCCTATTGATATTAAGAGTAATAACATTACAACTACCAGTCATAACTCCTGTAAGACCTGATGTAGGACTAAAAGTATTTTCAGCAAGCTCATTTCTCAATCTACAGCATGAAGCAAGACTATCAGCACTATCTGAAATATAAGTAAAGAATGAATGTCCTTCTGCATACATTTCTGCACAGAAGTCTTTATATTCCTTATCTATAATATCTTTACCATCATGTACCATTGCTAATGTTTCAACAGGGAAGGTCAAAATCTGCTTAGTTCTAAGTTTATTGAAGAACTTCATAAACATCTTCTGAAGAACATTAATTGCAGTCCATTCAGGCTTAGTTCCATCAGGATAATAAAATTCTCCAAACAATGAATTAAAGTATGTATGGTCATAATATGAAATATTTGTAAATGGGCATTGGTAGCTCCTGTTTCCTGCTGGTTGATTAATACCATAGATAAACTGTTTGAAAGCTTTCTCTATGAAATCTCTAACTGTTCTTTGAATCTTACAATGAAAATTTGTTACAACACAATCAAGATTTTCATACCACTTATCTCCAAACTCTGCAATAATGTAATAGTTTAGAGCAATAAAGTATTCTCCAAAGGCTACTGCACCTTTACATTGGGAAGAAAGTAAGAAGGTAAGATTAGTTATCTGCCCACTAAATGATTGTAAATCATTAGGAGGGCCTGGTGTCACACCATCTATATTACCTACACCTTCTGTCATAAGTGGATAAAGAGTATCTGCTTGACAATAGAACTTTAAAGTAGGTACACTAGCTTCATCATGAGTATAAATAATATGATGATTTAAATCCTCTTCATATTGTTTAGCTACTTCAGGATATAACTCATTTAGTTTATCCTTCATCCTCTGTCTCTGAATAATTCTATTCTTTGTCTTATAAACTTCTCCATCAAGATTGGCAACATTCTTCTGAGTTACATTAGCATTAGGATCAGTCTCTGAAGAACTAGCAGCATTATCATCAGAATCTGCATAGTTAGACATATAATCAATCCTTTCCCTAATGAACCTAGACTCTTCATGCTTATTTCTATAAATGATATAACTCTTTGCTACATCAAAGTGTTTGTCATTCATAAGTATATCCTCAACCTTATTTTGAATTTCTTCAATGCCTATTGTATCTCCTTCCAAAGTACCAAACAAGGCACCTATCATATCATACAGATACTGAGGCATCTTCTTATTACAAGAATTAAAGGCTTTCTCTACAGCTTTGTTAATCTTACTGATGTCAAATTCTTCTCTGCTTTTGTCTTTTTTTATTACTTGCATATCATAAAGTATTTAGCCATTCTTTTAAATCATTTGCCCCTGTATCTGAAATTCTCTTTGGTACTTTAGGTCTTGAAGAGAGATAAGAATTAAGCTCTTTTCCTATTTCAAAGGGGCTTCTCATTTCAATTTGGGAATTATTACCAAATCTCAATGTACCTTGTGCTTGAGTAAAGGGACAATTCCATACAAGAGGGGTTAAAGTTCTCTTATTAACTACAATAAAATCATAGTCAAGTAACTTGAAGTCTTTAAAGTACTCATCCTTATCCATATTCTGTCTTATAATAGCCCAATATAGTCTGGCTTGAATATCATATCTCCAATCCACAAAGGATTTATAGAAATCCCATTCTGCATGAGAACTTGTTTTCAAATCTACTGGCTTTACCCACTTCTTTTTATGATTGACTATAATTAAGTCAGCCATATTTCTATAGGTTATACTATCAAACTCTCCCTTAAACTTCAACTGATATAATCTTTCAATATCAGGCTCAAAAGGATTATCATCTGCAAAGTATAACTTGGTAGAGCTACCCTCCTTCAATGCCTTAACTGCATTACATACATCTTGATAGGTCTGAGTATCAAGTATAGTCCTATCACCTGCCACAAACAATAGATTATAATAGTCAGTACCTTTTTCTCTGATGACCTTAGCCCTTGTTTCAGGCTTCCAATTCATTTGGTAGTTTTGGTCTTCAGTTTCTCTAATAATTGAATTATCAGGTATATTAAGCAGGCTCCTATATGTTCCAGCATATTGTTTATACAAAGATTTTATTATCTTCACAATAGAGTCAGGTATTGAGGGAAATTCAGCTACCATGAACCTTTCATCAAATTCATTTTGCCCTCCTGTAATAATAGAATCTACAGCAGAGCCAAAGGTAAGAGAAGGAGTTTCTATCCTGTCAAATAATTTATCTAAGTTATTAAACCCTTCCCTTTCATATTTTGCAAGTGTAGAGTAGCTAAGTGCAGGGTCTGCTCTATACTCCTCTTCACTTATATGTAAAGAAATATCATATAAACTCTTCTTCATCAGTATGAGATAATGTTAATTGATAATCTATTTCTGCCTTAAGAGTTTGTAAAATACCAAGTCTATGTTTTACTTCTCTTATAGTAGCCTCCACATTATCTTTAAAAATAATAAGATTATTATTATATTCTAATGTAGGTAATTTATTAGCTTGTTGTATCAGTTTGTGAATTACATTCTGTTGCATAGTCTTTAATTATTTCTATTGCCTGCAAGAGCTGTCCCTTGGTATAAACTTCAAAGTATATAGACCTCCTTCCAGTACTAACCAATACATCATCAAGATACTTTATAAACATCTTCTTCTTAATATAGAAGACATCATTTTCAATTCCTTTAGCCTCAATGTAAACATCTAAGCCATTATAATTGAAGTAAAAGTCTGGTGTGTATTTTATACTTACTACTTTGCCTGTTTTCTGAACAAGTATCTTTGAATGGCATGTATTTACTCCCTCAGATATTCTCCTTATCTTCTGCTTGTCAGTCTCCTTGTCATAGTAAGGAGTGATAGGACTAAAGCCATTCCACAAAGTGAAAGTAATTGGTTCATATTGAGGAGTAAACCCCTGTTGAAGAAGAGTATTATATATGCTCTTCTCCAACTGGGATTTAAAGGCCAAGTTTCCTAGATTACTCTTAGTAGCATTCTTAATCTTCTTATTTACCACTTTTGAACAGTTCTTTAAGAATATCCTTCATAATATTACAAGCAATCTTGGCATCACTTACAGACCTAAATGCAGCAAAATTCCTATAATTCTTGATATGAGCCTTATTAGCCTTGGTAATTCTACCATCAAACACAGAGATTACATAAATCTCAGGACTCTTCTCAATATGGTCTTCATACTTCTTGTCAAGCTCAATAGCCACTTCTCTGAGTAACATAGAGAATGCAGCAGCAGGATACACACTGTCAATGGTATTAAGATAGTTATACACTTTATCTACCTTCCAGTTAAGTTTCTTTGCTAGCTTTTCAACATAGTAGTGAAGATTCATATGTGACTCAGTAGGCATAACTTTGTCTACATCAAAGTCAGAACCAAGTGAGGTAGTAATAATACCCCTCTCAATCAGTTTAGGCAAAGTTGCCTTGGTAACTACTACACTTTCTACTACAGTTCCTTCACCAAGCAGAGGGTGTTTAGTCTTAGTTACCTTGGTAAGAGTGTCTCCAATCTGTACTTCTTTTCCATTTTTCAAATAAAATTTTTCCATTGTCTTTTGTTTTTTTTTATTTAATATTCTTGATACCATTTAATTGGTACTCCATATTTATCTTTACACAAATTACTTATAGTAACAAACAATTCAGATGACATTCTCTTATTAAGTCTTGCATAGTATGCTGGATGTTCAATTTCAAGAATGTTATTGAATTGTTTGTTAATATAAGGCTTAAATGTCTGAGCCTGCCTCCCAAATAGAACATAAATAATACCAGTTTCATACTCTGATAAGTGTTTTAATAGGGCAATTATGAATGGTCTCCATATCATCACATGAGAACCAACCTTATTCATTTCTACTGTGAGGGCTGAATTTATCATTAGTATCCCCTGTTTTGCCCAACTCTCTAAAGTGGGGTCAAAGATACAACTATTTTTTGGGACTTCAAAATTTATAGCAGCCTCTTTAATAACTTGTAAAGATGGAGATAAATTTTTTTCTTGAGAATTTACTTTATTCCCAAATAGGATACCAGTAGCAACTTCCTTTTGTGGGTATGGATCCTGACCAAGCATAACTATCTTCAAGTCTTTAAGAGAGCATAACTCAAATGCTTTGAATACATCAGATTGAGTAGGGCATATAGGTTTTCTTTTATATTCTTGCCCAATCTTAGCCATTATATTATTAAGTTCTACTCTATCAATTACTTTCATCCAATCCCCAAAATATTCTTCTACTGTCATAGCAAACACAGAATATCTTCTATATTGTCATTTAGACACTTATTAAGTGTACCATTACTACACTTACTAGGAGTAGGTGCAATAGGGGTAATGAAAAACTTACTAAAATCATCTATAACCACTTCTACTTTCATACTATTAGGACTATTTGAAATTCCAGAATTAGAAGTTGGAAATCGTATGTCCTCAGTAGTATATAGAGGAATCAGTTTATTTATAATACCCTTGTTAATTAACCTATTAGGCTCTGCAAATACTACAGGACTAACACGACAGATAGTTCTATAGTATTGCATAGATACAACTTTTGTACCTTCATCATCCTCTGTTACTACCTTTCTAGCTTTTAATCCACACATTAAGAGAGGATTAAACTTCTCATCTAATATGAGTCCACATCCACCATAGTAAGTCTCACCTTTAGCAGTTGTAACCTTTAGTAATCTTTTATTAAAGGATACTTGACAAAAGAACTCTTTAATGATACTGTCAAAAGTTCTTTTATTTAGATCATTACTATTTGTATAAAGAGGTAATATAATTCTCTCTGCCTTCTGTATAAAATTATAAACTAAATTATTTCTGATAAAGTTTTCACAAGGTGCTCTAACAATCGAAGGTATTTCAATATCATCCCCTGTAATATCTACAACAAGACTTCTACTGAATACATTATTACTGTCAAGAGTAAGACTACTTTCAAGGCTTGTATCAAGGTTAGTAGATTGGGCAGCATAGAATGGTCTAGTCATTTCATATACAAATCTATCTGAAAATTCCATTATGCTTCGGTTTTAAAATATATTGTTTCTGCATTATATGTAGTAAGGAATGGTAGGTCTCTGTCAATGATAGGGTTACATTGGTTAGCACAGAAGTTTACAAACAAATTAACCATGTAAGAAGCAATCATATTTGCACAGAAGGTAGTTTGTTTATAAGAGCAGATAGTTTCATCAGCTTCTGCATCAGAGAATAAAAATTCATTATTATACCTATGAATATTAAATTCATCATCTCCTCTAATACATAGTATTTGAAACTCTTCTGCTGCCAATCTACCATCAATAAATAAACAATTCTTTCTTTCCTCCTTAGGCTTGCTATAAACATACTCAGTCCACTTTATAAAGAATACTCTTCTAGCTTCCATATTATCAAACCCACAAATCATAATATCTGTAGGTTCACATTCAGAAGTAAATCTTTCAGCTATAGCAAATACACTATTATAGTTAGCATAATTCCTAACCATATTTGCAAGGGCAGTTACTTTAGCAACTCCAATATCATCCTGACCATATAACTGACCTGACATATTAACAGCTTCTACTATATCATCATCATAAATAAACATAGAAGCCGGCTTCATCCTTGCAAGTAGGAATCCAACATAACTGCCAATACCTCCTACACCTGCAAGAACAATAGTCTTTTCCTGTATCTTTTCATACCAAATAGCAGAGCTAAATCTACTAGTAGCTTCATCCACAAGCAGAGTTTCAGAATTTGCAGGTATCTCCTGATGTGCTTCCTCTACAGCTTGGTCAAGAATAGCCTGTTCTTCCTCTATCAAAGGGGAATCATTATCAAGATTCTGAAGAGCCTCTTCATATTCCTCTACTGAGTTGAACTCTTCAATAGCTTCTTCTAAAGCTCTTTCAGATTCTGCTACTCTGTCTTCTATTTCACTAGTTGTCATAATACTAAATACTTTTGAAGTGCATCAATAAATCCTTTAATATATTCATTCTCAGGGAGCTTGGTTAATTCCTCAATCATATCATGAGCACAAATAGCACAAATTTCTGTTTCATCAAAGCCAAGCTCTTCTAATTTCTCATCTGTCACATACCATGTCAGATAATCTGTATAGGTATCTGCCCACATTTTGAAATTTTTCATGCCTTCTTCACCATTACCAAATCTCTTTTCATATAGTGTAGGCATTGAATTAGCCCATTTAGTAATGTTAATCTTACTATCATTGGAAATAATAATACTACCTGTAATCAGTTGAAGTACAAGAGATTTCAAGGTAGACTTATCAAATGATACTTGACCATAAGGTATGTCATACCTTTCTTCAAATGGCAAGTCATCTATATCATCAAAGAGAGAAGTTTGGATTATTTTTGGCTTATCAACTTCTTTCTTGGTAAGATTTGCTGGGCCTGCTTTTATACTATAGGAATTAGCAATAACAGGCTTATAACTACCTTGATATATAGGTGTCTGAACTTTCTTTGCCCTTTCTGTTTTAGCTTGCTTGATTTCCTCAAGTCTTGTTGTTATGTCTGAAAAGGAATAATTATCTCCTTCTTTCTCTATTTTAAGATAAAACCATTCAATCTCATCTATCCCATCTTGAGTATATTCTTTTGTGTCTTGTTTCTCTCCATCACCAAAAAATTCATATACTAATATATCTTTAATTTGGCTATATCTTTTAACTTTTCTAGTAATAGCAGCAGTATAAGTACCTTCATTATTGACAATAAGAGACACAAAATTATTCCTATCCCTACCTTCTTCTTTTAATGTAGCAGTATCTGTACCACTAAAGAAAGTACTCATATTGTTATGTGAATGGATTAACCCCATCTGACAATCTAATAACTCAGGATTTTTACACATATATGCAATTACATCAGGATTCATATCAAACTCTGTATAAGCTTGAGTACCAATATCCATAATGTAAATATCAACACATCTGATTACAAGGTCATTATTTTCAAATGAGCCTTCATATGTAAAGAATAATGTACCTGACCACTCTGTATTCCATACTCTTTGACAGGTAAATCTTATCTTTTTCTCAACTTCAGCTGGTATGACTATCTTATAATTATAAGTACCTGACTTCTGTACCAGCTTTGTTTGTATGAGTTGCTGTTTCTCTTCCATATCTGTAATTTAATACTTTGAGGATTTGACTTAATATAAATAATGCAGTCTGAGGGTCAAGTATAATGCTCTTGTTCTCATCATTTACTTCAGATACTCCTACTATACTAAGAGTAATCTCTGTTCCTTTGAAAGTGCAAACCTTTTTTCCTACATAAGAAACGAGATTATTAACATTGTTCCTGTGGTTGTTATTATAATAGATTTTACTACCACTAATAATACACTCTCTAATTACACGGTCTCTTTTCAGATTTTCAAGAGTAGTAGTTACTTTCTTATCATTGAATTGTTTATTGTACCATTTGATAAATTCATTACTAATCAATACTATAAACTCTATGAAAGACATTCCTATAGAATAGGAGCCATTTACATAATTAAACTTCAAATGATTACCTTGAATAAAGTATTTGACAAACTCTTTTAACTTGTCTGGATTTTCAAAAGAAGCATCCCAGTATCTAAGAGCATTAAATACAATAAAGGAAGATACTCCCATATCCATATTACTAGTACCTATTCTCTCAAGATAATTAAAAGGCCTTCCTTGAATAGATTCAACAGTAACATATTTACTGAGTTCAAGGCAGAATAGTTGCCAAAGGTTACTATCAAATTCTACATGTAAGGAGGATATAGTACTATTGATAGGCCCATTTCCAGTGCAAGGAGTCTGAAACCTAGTAAAGTCACTTTTAGGAATATTACTTACATGACTGTGCATATAATCACTCATAAAGTGAGTAGCTTGGTACTCAGACCTATTGAGAGAAAAATAACCTTCCATAGTACCATTAAATGTTATTCTAATCTTAGCCCATAGATGATTAATATCTACATACCTATCATGTTCATTAGTAATCCTTACATGTGGAAAGTGTACAAGTATAAATATATTATTAAACTTACTATTAACAATATTTTTTATCGTATCTATACAAGATAATGATGAAATTGCTCTCTCAAAATCACTTTGAGTCAAATCTATTATACTCTTAGTAGAGTATGTATGCCAGTCACTGGTTGATATATCTAAATTACCTCTATAGAGATATGAAGTAATAGGTTCTACTTCAAGCCAGGACCTTAGTCTATCTTCACTCCAAATACCTTGCATATCAACTCTATCTACCCCAAAGAAATCATTGAATATGCTAAGCACCTGAAGAGGCTTATCCATTATAGCATTATAGATTAGGTGTACACTTTCATTAAATTGCTTAATATTTTCTTCACTCATGTTCATGTAAAAAAAGAGGTAAGAGATATTATATCTCTTACCTACCATTGCATAAATCTTTTATTATCTTTAGATACCCATGTCATCAAACATAGTATCAATCTCATTATCAGAGTAAGGAGACTCAGACTTATCTTCTACAAGAGTAACATTTAATGCTCCACCAAGGGTGCTAAGTACCTCTTCACTCTCATACTCATTAAACTGACCATTCTTCACAAGGATTTCTGTCATTCTAGTAATAGCAGCTCTTGCAGCAACATCTACATAGCTCTCATGCTGTGTAGCAGCAGTAGTGGCAGACTGTGTAGCAGGAACATTTTCTTCGGAATCCTTGTGATCCTCAATCAGTGTAATTAAGTCAGCAGTTTTACACATAGTGAAATTCTTTCCAAATTTCTTAAAACAGGCATCTTGAAGACCCATGCTCTTAATGGTATTATATGCCTCGGTTCTTGTCATATTATTTGTATTCATAATGTCTTTTTTATTGTTTATATTTCCATTTATATGATTTATTAGTGATACAACCTTGATTACAAGATTGTCATATAGCTCCACAACTTATACCTGTAAATCTACTTGCTTCAGATATAGAATTATAATTTGCTATTATGTTATTTTGCAAATCAAGCTGTACTACCTGTTTTTGAGCAGTTTTTCTGTTTCTTTCTTTTCTTGATTGAAACATCTTCTCTGTTAGTATCCTTTCAAATTTCCATATTAAAATTTTCCGCTTTTAATTTTCTTGTTAGTATTGGTGAGCATGAATACCAACTCATTTGTAGTAGTACCCTTCCAAGGAACATCATGAGGAAGAATTGAATTGTCTGTCTTTAGTTCTACCTTAGAAGTACCTTCAAAAAAGGTCATATCTTGATAATCAATACCATTTTGTCTCAAATCAGCTTTTAACTCTGCAAGAGTTGTAGCAGAGGACATGATAACTTTCTTAGTTTGATTTTTAGTTGATACAATAGTGATTTTACGAGATTCCATAATGTTAAGTTTTTTATTGTTAATACTTAATTACTGAATGTTATCCTGAATACTTATTCTTCCATAACACATCTTTAAGGATTTCATTCATTATTTCTAAATACCTATTTCTTCCATACTTCTTGAATAAATCAGATGGGTCTTTGGATTCATACTTTACAGGTATCTCTACTCTTTTTAGATTATACTCTAGTGATAGTTCCATACTATCTTTTTTCCCAGGATTATCTGGATTGTTATAATCATTGTCATAGAATAGGATAATATTCTTGTATCTGCTCTTTAGCTCTTCAATAATTTGAGGTTTGGGCTTATACCCCTCCCCCTGCATACATATAGCTGGAATGCCTAAGTTACACATAATATTTAAGCAATCCTTTACTGAAGAAGATATTATAAGATTATTCCCAAACTTAGGTATTTTAGTCCAAAGACTCCATACTGACCTATCAATATTGCTACTCCATTTATAACCATCTTTATTAAATGGTTGATATACTTTTAAAGTAACCTTTCCTTCTTTATGTTCTACATAAGCATAAGCATATTTGTCAGCTTTAAACACATATTTATTACCATTTTTAATAATAATTTTATGTGATATGGGATAAACTTCTGCATACTTCAACCAATCAAGACTTATTCCATAAGATTCCCAATATTCAACATCATAAGATGCCCAATCTCTGACTTTACATTGTAAGTCAGTGCTTTTTTTACATTCAATGGTACTTCTTACAGTACATGGAATATGTTTATGAACATTAGGTGTTCCTATAGAGCAGAGCTTTGGTATATTCTTGTTTATTCTTATTAAGACTTCCTTGTAGCTGCATCCCCACATCTGACAAAGGAGGTCAAATATACCTCCTCTATCCTTGGTTGCAAAGTCTACAAAATATATTCTCTTTCCATTAGGAGAGTATAGACCAAATGATGGTCTATTATCTTTCCTAAGAGGACTATGTATAATACAAGGAATTTCAGTGACTCCTAGATAGAATGACAGAATATTTGCCTCTGTTGTCTTCTCTAGGATGTCACTTAAAGTAACAGAAGATTCACCTTTACTGACAGCCATGCTTTTCTATTTTTTGATTACTACTTATTTTCCAAAGTCCCAAGGGGAGGACTCTTCTGCCTTAGGGAAAGGCATATCACTTGAGCCAGAGTTATTGAAGTTAGTAGCTTCAATATTATACTCCTTCAAGTCACTTACAATAAACTCAGTAGTAGAATATGCACCAGCAGTCTTTCTTTCCTGCAAGTCTGCATCCAACTTACTGTAATCAGTGGTAATGTTTCTCAAGAACATTTGATTATAAAAAGCCTGATACTGCTTGTTATCATCGGTGGTTTTTACACCAAACAATACCTTAACCCTGTTATTAGGTTGCAATGCAATAACTTCTCTCAGCTCCTTGAAATTACCCTTGAAGTAATCCTCAATGTGTTCAAGTCTTGCTTCACAATCCTCAGGATTATCTACCATAACCCAAGTATTATTGACATACTTCATTACATTAGGAATGTTGAGGTATGCCTTGATGAATTTAGTAAGCTCTTCCTCACCATGATAAACAGGTCTGTAATCCTTATCAATGTTGGCAGGACCATTCTTATATACAGGAATTTCATGTGCCTTAGCCTGCTCTACAGTAACCCAAGCAGTTCTACCATACTTATCAATTACCTGTACCTTAGTTTGGTCTCTATTGTATCTATACTCCTTTCTAAGGAAGAAAGCTATCTTAGTAGTAAACTCAATGCCACCACACTTTTCAGCATCAGTCTTGACAATAAAGTCAAGTCTGACATTCTGTACCTTGTGCTTGTCCTCACCTACCTCAACTTCACCCAGATACTCAGGGCCATTTTCAAGTTGGGTATTATATAGCTTTTCAAGCTCTGCTTTATCAGGATTTACAGCCAAAATAAATACAGGAGCCACACCTACATACCTCTTCACTACATTGCCTTCAGTAGATACTGTTCCTTTACTAAAGGCCATAAAATTAAAACCAATATTCTTCTTCATTTTTATTTGATTTATTTAATTCTACTTCTTATAACTTTTTCTTGTTTTTTAATAAGGAAGATTATTAGGGAAAGGAGAATCTTCACCTGCCTTGATCTCTACTTCAGGTGCCTTTTCAGTGTCATCTACTGCATCAGGAATAACATCTTCAACTTCAGGCTCTTCTACATGAATTTCATACACATTAGCCTCCTCATTGAATACCACAACACCTTCTTTAGGCTCATACTTAGTAACCTTTACAGGCCTACCTTCTTTATCAACCTTACCAGTATCTTCTACCTTCTTGACAACCAAGTCTTCACTTGTAAGACCACCTGTCAAAGCCTTGACACCCATCTCATGTCCCTCAATCTCCTCAGTCAGAGCATTATACTCTGCATTGAGTTCATCAATCTTGGCAGCAATCTTATTCTTCTTTACTACCAAAGGATTAACATTCTGTGCAATTCTCTTTACACCTGCAAACTGTCTTACTGTCAATGTCTTATTCATAATAATTGAACTTTTTATATTTTCTTATATTAAAAGATTTGTAATAACTTTCTTTCTTGCCCCATTTTATTTAATGGATTAGGAGCACTCCATAGCTTATATACTGTGAACTTTCTCTCGTAGAAACTTAATGTTATGTTGAGACAATGTGTTAACAGTTGTTTACTTTTTAGCACATTCATCACAAACATAGCAGAATCATAACATGATTTCTCATGCTCCATACAATACTGCATAAGTACCATATTGGAATCCCTTTCAGTAAGTCCACCAAAGGCAGCTAACCTTGATATTCTTACAGTTTCATTCCTATCCATAAATCTCCCTCAATTTGTCTACTACTATAGACAAATCATTAGGAATCTCATCAGGAAGGTCATCCAATGCACCAAGACTGTCTTTAGCAGGATATTCTCCATCAAACTCCTTGACAAAATGCTTGATAGGTCTCTTGTTTTCTGCATCATATCCTACCTTGCCAAAGAGGATAATATCAAACTTACCCTCAGGAGTAATATAGTCATCAACCATCTTTCCAGTGGTCTTGAACTTGTAGGAAATGGAGTCACCATTCTTATCCTTATACTCCTCATAATGGGCACAGCAGATGATATTCTTATCCTCAGGAAGTCCCTTGAAAGCATCAAAAATGAGGCCCATACCATAGCCAATCTGCTTAGGAGTATCCCATCCACCTTTCATGGCATTTGCCATATAGAAATCCTGTGCAAGATAATTGAAATCATCAATTACAATATTCTTGAAAGGAGATTTCTTTAGCATATTTATGAGTTCTGCTATTACTGCAAACCTATCAAGACCTGTAAGATTATCTACTTGCACTCTATTGCCTGTACTAAGGGCATTTGCATTTACAAGTTTCTGTGTAGGCTTACCTACATTCTCTACTCCAATGCTACCTTCAATCAGCTTAAAGTTAGGGTTAGGAACACCCCTACCAATACACTGGATAACATAAGTTTCCTTTGGGTTAAGACCTTTGATACCTAATTTCTCCCTACCACAATAAGAGGTAGTTTTTCCGAACCCACTTTTTGCAAGAACTAAAATCTTACTCATAATTTACCTTTGTTTTTGTATTATAATGTTACTTTTACTTGAAAAGGGCTGCAAATTTATGAAATATTCTCCACCTGTGCAACTCTTTATTCATTTTATTTATTTTATTTATTCCATAACTAAAAAATGACTTAGCAGTTTTGCTCTTCCTTGATTCCATATAGTTATATACTCTTTGTAGTGCCTCCTTATCATCAGGTCTTGGAAGTTCATAAAATGTACTCACTGCACCATCAAAGAATAAAGGACAGATTTGACCACCTGCTCCATAGTCTCTATCTTCAATCACTTCCATGAACCTTATATGATTCCTGAACTTGGTTATATCATATCCCTCATACTCTCTTAGTCCATACTTGAATGGGCTATAAAGACCTATAACCATATTGGCATCTCTGGTAGTAGTCTTACAATCTGCAAGACCATCAGAAGATGGTTTAAGCTTATTCAACTTTTGGTTCTCAATACCTTCTTGAGCTTGTGTTTGATGCTGAATCAATACAAAGATGAATTTCATTTGATTTCTGAGAGTAATACCATACTTGCTCATCTTATCAATAGTTTCCATCTTCTTTAATCCACTTTCAAGAGATAGATTTGAGGCATTGTCTATGATGATTATTCTCCTCTCCTCTGGGTCATCTGGGGTATAAGGATTATCATTATCTACCACATTTGCATCTATGAGTTCATCTGTGATAGGGTCTTTCCTCTTACCTTTCTTGAAGTTAAGATGTCCATGAGTTAAGGCATAGTCCCTACAGTACTTATTGATTCCTGTAGGATTCCTTTGGTCATCAATATACTCAACCATATCCTCAAATGCCTTGATATATCTCTGATATTTATCAGTCTCAAGCAATTCAAGAATCTTCTCATCAATAGGATGGTCTCTATCTGTACTTTTCAGTTCAGTAGGAGACACCTCTATCCCATCCAGTCTGAATAACAGATGGCACAAGAACTCATTATACTTTTCCTCTGGACTCATCTCCAAAGTAAAGTAGAGAACCTTTACTCTCATCTCAGGATGCTCCAATATAAAGAATAAAGGTTCATATACAAATAGATAATCACAGAATTTTGATTTACCTACTTTCTGATTGGCAGTTACCACTATGAACTTAGAAGTTTCAATGCCTGGAACCAATGCTCTAAATCTTGGAAAAGGAAAAGGAATACAGTTATAAAGTCCATTAAGAACCCTGTCTCTCCTTAACCTCAGATTTCCCATTACTTGCTTAAATCTACTCATAATCAGTTAATTGTAGAAGTCCAATCATTTCTTAAATTCTCCTCCTGTCCAGCATTTTCAATATAACTAATCAATTCTGAGTCTCCTTCAACCTCACCAGCAGCACCAACTTTCTCTTTGAATATGAAATACTTTAATAACCTCATATATGTATAGTTCCCATTGAAACCCTCCACATACTTACTGGTTGCCTGTATGATTTGCTCATCAGTATAAGTATCTCCATACTTCTTAAAGAATAGCTTTAATCTTCGTATAATCAAAGCTACTCCATCTGCCCAATAATAGTTAGTACCATCTTTCTTGCCCTTAGGAAATATCTCCTTGAGTCTTGTAGCCAACTGAACCAATCTATCATTAGGTTCTTGTTTCTTATCAGAGTCTACAATTACAGAATCTATTACCTCAGTACCTTTATTAGTGAGTCTCCACCCAACTTGCTGAAACAGGTCATTCCTGTTAGCAGTTATATAGCCTTTCTTGATTAGCTCCTTTTGAGCTGCATCAAGGTCAACATTATTATGGATGGCAAGCATTAAAAGAGCCTCAGCAAGACTAATGTTGTTCTTCTGACATCCTTCCTTACTTAAACATATTGTCATAGCTTAATATCATTAATATTATCAACACTAATGATAGAATTCTCAGAGTACTCCTCTATCATCTTCTGTACAAGTTCTTCTTCCCTTGTATCCTTGAAATAAGGTATGATGATAATAGGAGACTTATGTCTAAGTATTCTACCAACTCTTTGTTTTACTACAATCTCCGAACTATTCAAGTTGCAGAATATACCTACCCTACAATTAGTCAAGTTTACACCTTCATTGAGTATGTTACAGGCAGTGATATGCTTAATCTTGTTAAGATTAAACATTTCAAGGTTCTTTACTGAAGCCTTATTCTTCGAGGTGATATTGTATTTACCTAACCTTTCTGACTGTCCAATACTACTACAGAAAGTCAAAGTCTTGTAATTCCTGAACTTGTCAAGAAGAGATAATACAAGAGTTTCCTTTTGTTCAGCACACCACTTCAACCTTTTGCCTGCTGTTGAAAGCCATAAGTTCTTTATTCTCTCATTTCTTGAGTTAAAATACTTATTCTTGTACCACTCTATAAGTGAAGAGACACTATCATAATAACCTTTCTGAGTAGTAGTAACTTCCTTACCAAATCTTTTAGTTCTATATTTACATATAGAATTATCCAAGGTTAAAGGTAGCAGATATACTGTAGGCTCTGGTAATACTTCATCCTCTACAGCTTCCTTGAGACCACACTTAATAACCTCAGCCTTGTGATTGTAGATGAAATAGTCCCTCATGTCTCTCTTAATAGTGGCAGACAACCCAATGAAAGACTCATTGATATGAATAGTCTCAAGGATATTCATTCTATTCTCACTAAGATGTTGACAGTTACCAGATATAAAGGTATAACCTTCACTTCTAACAACTATCTTTGAAGAAGGCACTTCAACACAATAGACCTTATCATTATAATCTATATATTCCTTATTCATGCACTGTGTGTCTTTATCTTCACATCTTTTCATGAATATTCTATATACATCCTTATAAGAATCTTTTCTATTATCATGTTCTACAGATATTAAAGATTTATACCCTGCCTGTACAGCAATAGCAGACACAAAGTCCACATTTTCCTTTATAGTAGAGGAATAGTATTTATAAGAAGATTTATAACCATCCCATTCCACTACCTCATCTATAAAAGAATTTGCTCTATCATAACCCATATTTATATTAAAATGAGCTGATAGTAATTTTGCATCCCCCTTAGGTAATTTTATCAAGTACCTGTCTGTATTCTTTTCTCCTTTAATAGGAGTCCATAAAGATTGGTCTATTTTAGCTAAGATGGACCTTAGTCTCTGCTTTTTTCTTTCTTTAGTTACTTGTATGGAGTAAACAGACTTATTTTTTTGATGTCTACTTAAAGTACCATCAGCTTGAATAGCTACCATAAGTTGCTCAAGAGGAGTCAAAAGATTATTATCACCAGTTCCTCTCCCTGATACAGGTATCCTTGTGATGCAATTTTCCTTCACATCCTTGACTGGTTTAAGCCTCCACTCTTTTACAGAATTAGTTCTATATACTTGATTATGGTTAGGAGTAAGATATACATATCTTCCTCTTCCAAGGTGCATCTTGCATATTTTTCCCTCATAATCTTTCTTTATAAACCTTATAGGGGCTACAAATTCTATTGTACCATTATCTGTAAATTGAGCTACCTTCTCATTTCCTTCAAGACAATCAAACCTTTTATAGCCTGCATCTGTAAGTATTTCAGTATCTCCCCTAAAACACTCATCTGCCACTACTACATCAAAGTATGAGTTCTCATAATTCTTTAGTGACTCATAGCATTCAATGGTAATATAGTCAGATTTGATACCTCCCCATTTCTCAATCTCATCCTTCCAAGTCTGCTTATGCACAGTCTTAGCCACAAGGATAAGTATAGTAGTAGGACTTTCATCATTCCTAAATACCCTATCACATATATGATTAATGAGGTCTATTGCTACTTTGGTCTTACCATACCCAGTGATAAGTTCTAGTATCAGATACTTAGTTTTATCTACTTTAGACAAAGCTAAGTTATTCACTTCTTCTCGTATCATTCTTGTTTACAACTTTCTTTAATTTGCTAATATAGTTAGGATCTTCTGCATACCCTATTCTTTGTAGAAACTTATAATAATCTTCCGGAGGTTTGTATCTACGTTGGATAAAATTCTTATAGGCTATTACAGATTCTACCCAATGGTCAAACCTGTGATACCTACTCCTGCTACTGTTATAAAGTCCAAACAAATTGTTGTCACTTAAGCATAAGTTAGACTTGAAATTACCAGTCTCAATAAGGGCTTGTGCATAAACTATATGAGGATACTTGACATCATAATATATTAGTGCTTCCATCAAACCATCTTGAGGTGACTTACTATGAAAGTGCTGTCTATATTCAAGTGTATCTACCTTTGTTTCAGGAGGCTTACATTCTTTAGAATCTTCTGAGACTACCCATAAGCCTACACAGAACATTATAGGAAAAATCAATATTGCAATTCCTATAGCAATGCTCAGTTGTTTAAAAGAGTTTGAAATCATATTGTCCTTATTAAAAATTTACCAATAGAGATTAATACCCTATGAAGTGCATTCTTTTCAGATAGCTCTATGATGATATATTCTGTAAATAAGTTATCATATTCATATATAGATTTCCTAGCAACTAATGTTAGAAACCAAATGCTATATGTTATAAACAATAAAAGGCTTATATATGGTATACAATAACCTATAAATGCTATAATCAATGTCCATATAGGAATATGAAACTCATCTACTCTCTTTTCATCATTGTATTTAACAAAAGTAGTACCCTTAAGTGACCAAATGGTCACTATAAAGAATATTACACCAACTATAATCCAAATCATTTGTTAATTTAGTTAGAAATTGCTTTATTTTATAACAAATATATACCTATGATTGTTACTCCATTTACAATCAAGTAAGTCATAGACATACATCTGTATAGTGTCATGATATTGATTCTCTTCTATTGAAAACTCAATTCCTGCTCTATTACCTACTATCTCACCTATTATCTCGCATTGTTTCATATAAGAGTGATAAGTTCTATAGTCTTCTAGAGTAGTAACATATACAGGTTTCTTTTCTACTTTCCTGTCATACCATTCAGTACATACATAGAACTCTCCAAGTAATTGCATTTCATGAGACTCTTCTGACCTCTTACATATCTCAAGTAATTGTCTTTTATAAGGTAACATACTATCATTATACTTGAGTTCAGATTTATATTTCTCAGAGAAACTTGGGCAATGTGGAATATACTTATGATGAGGTTTTCCTTCCTTGAAATTGATTATACCATTACTTAGATAGAATCCACCTTCATATTTTACATCCTCTTTGTTCTTAAACATACTGTAGAACTTCTTTCTAAGGTTATATACCTCAGTTCCTTTTCTACATCTTTGCAAGAACTCAGAAAATACTTTATCTACAGGTCTAAATAGATTTGCCTTAAGAAACTCTCCAAGTTTACCATGGAGATAAGTATATTTCTCATCTGCCCAATTATGAGGAAACCAATAAGCATATTTCTCATCCCCTCTATGGGATATTCTATTCCTTGGATATTTCTTAGACCATCTTGACCTTTTACCCTTACTGCTTCTTTTTAATTTAAACTCCAGCATATTCAAAATAGTTTTGTATAAACTCTTTTCTTTATATTGTTATCATCATATCTATTATACCACAATAACAATATAAATCTGTTATTAGATACTACTAAATCAAATTTTGGTTCATATCTAAGTAGTATCTTTATAATTAGGAGGAGCATAAATACTCCTAATCCTATCATACCATACATATCTAAGCATTTTAGTTACTAATTGAATAGATTATAAAAAGGAGGACAAGAACTATGTCTCATCCTCCTTTGTGGTTTTTAGTCCTCAAATACCTTATAAGTAAATGAAATTCCTCCAAGATGTTTAGTAAGTCTCTGTAAGTGAGATTCAAGCCTTTCTTTCTTACTCATAGCAACCCACTTATTCATCTTTTCCCATTCAGGACAGGCAAACTTGTCAATCATGTGAAGATATGCTTCCTTACATAGTTTTACAGATTGACTGGCAGTTCTACATTTTCTAGTTTGATAATGAATAGTTTGTTTGTCTTTTCTATTATTAGGATTTTCAACTACTTGAGTATGTTTTTCAAATCCTTTGCTTGACTGTTCTTTTTCAAGAGTTTCAGCCTCCTCTTGGGTAAGCATGATACTTCCTCGAAGTACAATGCTCACACTTACTTTAATTTCATTCATAATAAATTAAAAATTAAATGATGTACTTTTTAATTATTACCTAATAATAACTCAATTACCTTATATAACTTATCTATAGATAGAGTTATTGTATTATTAGAGGTATTAATACTTACATTTTTTCTATTAATGTTTAAAGATTTACCTCCACAAGTCATAAAACAACATCCATATCTACTCTTTAATGCTGGTCTTTTAGGTGTTCCAATATACCAATGTTGTCTTATAGTAGTTATACTTCTATCTAATTCAATAGAGGCTTCCTTAAAAGCTTGTGATAAATTATTAGGACTCTCTTTTATTTTACTAATGATTACTTTTTCTTCATCATCAGTCCATTTGCGATATACTCTCATTTAAGTGCTTTAATAAATTACTTTATAATTGTATCCCCACTGAGACTCGAACTCAGATTAATAGCTTAGGAGGCTATTGTTCTATCCATTGAACTATGAGGACATTAAGTATGACTATCTTCACAGACCATCATACTATAGTGATAATAAGTTACATAAATAAAAATATTATGAGTGATTAATTCTAGTGGCTGATAAGGGAATCCAACCCTTAACCTAAAGCTTAGGAAGCTTTTGCTCTATGCAGTTGAGCTAATCAGCCATAAAGAGCCTATATATCACATACCAGCTCTTTCCATTAAATTAACTCAAATACAACATGGTACTCTCAGTAAGATTCGAACTTACATCTTCTATTTATAAGATAGTTGTTTTACCAATTAAACTATGAGAGTTATTTTATTAATAATTATGACTTAATGCCTGTTTAATAGTTTCTTCTCCAAGCAATTCAATAGCTTGTTGTGCTAATTCTTCTCTTCTAAAATATACTATAGCTCCCTTATCAGTACAATAACAATAGTCTATTAATAATTTATCATTACATATAATTATACAATATTTAGCTTGTTTAAAATTATTAAAACATGGTTCCCAATCTTTATTAAGATATTTAGCTACTATAATTAAACTATTAGTAGCAAGAATTTTCTTCATATGATTATTTGAAGTAGCAAGTACTTTTATTGGATAATTGCATTTCTCTTTAAACTTATCCATAATATCCATAATGGTTACAGATTTCTTTTTGAATTTAATACATTCAAATGTACTATTTTCTTTGTCAATCTCGTAACCTTCAGGCACTTGTATTTTTAATTCTTTTGTTTCCATTAGTCTTCAATATTTATTGTTAAACTTCGTGTAATTACTGTATCCCCACATTGTTCACAATGATAAGAATCTATTATTTTAGTATTCTCATTAAATTGAAATAATCTTTCAAAGAACCATTGGGAGTTTTCAAGCTTAATAAAAGCTAATGTATCATCTATTAGAGTAGTAAGTTCATCATTATCTTTTCTTTGTATATAAATTTCATCAGCCATAGCTTCTAAAACATCATAAACAAAGTCTGGATTATAATGCTCACTTTCTTTGTCTATTAAATCTCCGTATTCTTTACCATTAATAGTATAAGAATACCAAGTACATCCTTCAGTGATTTCTATTTTTACTTCCATAATTATTTATTATGTTTTTGCCACAATAACATACCTCCTTTAAAGTTAGCATTTTTTAAAGGACCTTTTATAGCTATAATACTATTTATATCTATATTTTTAAGATAATCCCAACCACTGTTAAAATAAGATACTGCCAATTCCTTTTTTTCAGTTGGAATTATAACTCCTGCTATATGAGAATCTTTAAATACTAATACATATCCTACTTTTAATTCAACACCAAATAGGATACCATTTTCTAAATCAGTAAATTCAGGCATATTAACTGTATCCATTAAATGTTCATTTCCTTCATAAGGAATACATTGACTCCATTCAACATTTCCTAGAGTACAATACTTGCCTTCTTCATTGATTTTATAGAATAATTCAGGTTGCCATTCATAGACATTACCATCACGAACTAATACTTTATCAAAGGGTTTGAAGTTATTTTCCATTTTTAAATCTTTTTTAAAGTTGTTTTTACTTGAATTGGTTCTTCTAATAGAAACCATTTTGTGATGTTGTTGCTTTCTACAGGTTTACCACCATTAAATGTACAAATAGTAATATGAGGATTTTTATTGATACTATATACATTTCTTGGTAATGCAACCTTAAAAGCCATAGCTTTATCTGATATACCAATGCCCTCAATTTTTATTTGGATATTTTCTCCAAGTCTATTATTTAGGTCATTAAATACTTCAGAGTTGCCATGTAACTGAGACACATGTAACAGTGTACAATGGTCTATGAATATCTTGTCTGCAACATTTAGAGCTATATTATAGTCTATGTTATCAGTCAATATATTCATTAGTTTATTTTTAGTGTTTGTGTCAAGAAATAGACCAAAGTAATGAAAGTTGTCCATGTTGATTTATAATTGATTTATTAAAATAAAACTACCTATTCTCACGAACCAGTAGTTTCTCTAAACCATTGTCAATACAAAACAAAATATTTATGCGAATTTCAATGCAAAGATATGATTAATTAATCACATAAGCAATACATTTATTGTTTAAATAATGCTTAAGTGCTAATTTCTCACATGAATTGTAGGTTCTAGTACATTTTAATGAGTACATTGAACCATCTTCTTTAATAAAAGTTATGATGTGTTTCATTGTTATTCTTCTTTAAAGTTTATTTACTACTTTAATGCGGTTATTCTACTTTATGTACCATATTATATAAAACTGCTTTAGTAGAAATATTGGTGAGTTTGTCTATAATTATTACACACTTTTTACTACATTTTAGTTTCTCATATTTAGGTACATAATTTATCATAAAACGCATACTTTTAGAAGGAGTAACAATAGTAAGTATTTTAACAGTGTTACTTCTTTTAAGTATCTTTTTAAGTGTTCTTATTTTCATAGTTGATAGTCTATTTAATCTTTATCCCACAAGTATGCTTCATACTCACATCTAATTTCATCGTATAAATTCTTTGCTTCTTGCAGATATTCAGCTAAGAATAATGAAACTTGTACTTTATTGTTAATATCACCAGTAAAGGTGACATTAAGCCACTGCTCACAAAAGTGAACAGCAGCTTTTTGCCTTTGTGTAGTCATAGTATAATGATGTCAAAAGTTTGTTTTAGTTCAACTGCTTCTTCTTTAGTAATCTCTATGAGTTTACCAAAGCATCTTACATAATACCTACTTCTAGTAGTTACTTTAATAGTAGATATTACTTCAATGTTTTCTTCGTGAACTCTTGCAATGAATCTTTTGTGAACTTTTTTAGATTGTTCGTAATTAGATGAACTGCAAATGGTATTGGGATTGAATCTTTTTCTCATTGTTGTGATTATTTGAGTTAATAAAAAGTAAGCAGTTTTATATCATGCTTAGGATAGAGAGTTATTCTTTAGTAATGTCTATTCCTAATTTATCAAGAAAGAGTATTTTAGATACATCTTTAATGGTAAATAAGTAATGTAAACCTTTAATCATTAAAGCTAAAATTAAGCTTGTAATAATAAGGTTTAATACTTGAAGAGTTTCTATGAAATAGATAATATTAAGAAACAACACAAAGCTACTTGTAATTATAATTAAGAATACAATAGCTTTAAAGAAAGGGTATTTCATGTTATTGAATTTTATTAAGGGCTTCACTTATTTCTTTTACTTTTGCTGTTAGTAATGAGTACAAGTTTGAATCTTTCCAACGTCTGTTAGAATCATTAATTTGACTAATACTATAATTATTTACTAATTCTCCTTGATACTTAATAGCAAGACTGTCTGCTACTATCAGGTAATAAGCAGCTATGTTTACTAAGTTTTTAAGCTGTTTATTACACTTATTAGCTGTACTAAAGGAATCAGCATTTAAAAGAATACCATAAGTGTTGTAGATTTGGTTGAGGATTTCTCCCAACTTATTAATAAGCTTTACAGCAAGAATTTGAGCTTTTCTTTCTTTTACAATGTTGAGTGTGTTCATTTGAGTTAATGTTTTAAGTTAATACTGGACTACCTATTTTCATAGGTAGTTTCGTCCTAGTCTCATCAGCAGTGATTTTATACTCTCCTAGGTTGAGTTTAAATAGCTATATAAATTAGCCATTCATTATTATCAAAAGTTATTTCTTCAATATCAGAAGTATCTTCTTCAATGCACTTAGTAGTAGGATTGTGGGCAAATTGCATTGTTATATATTTTACAATATCATCCCAAGTGTCCCCTTCTTCGAACAAATCTCCTTCAAAATGAAGTACATGACCTTGATTTTTCATTGTCCAATCTTCAGCTCTTGTAAACTTTAGATTAGTACCAAGTTCAATCCACATGATTGCATCTTGAATGTAATTAGACAACTCTTCTTTTGATACGTTGAATCTATCCTTAATCATTGTTTTATGAATTTAATTGTTAATAAATTAGTTCTCCCTCTGAGTTCTAACCTCAGTACAATAGTTTTATTTAGGGGAGAAGTTGTAATTTCTTTAAACATTCCCATCAGGACATTTTCCTAAATTTTGTTTGGATTTATAAAAGAAAAAATGTAAGTTTACATCCACCACTCATGATTTATCTACAGTTTTGTGGCTTTCCCTTCCCCACTTACAAGGTTTTATTTGGAGAGTATAATGGATTTGAACCATTACTAAAGATGCTAGGGCTGTTACTATTTCAAGGTAACTTCATTCATTTTTTGTGCTGCCATTACACTAATACTCTTTAGTTTCTATTACTGTAACAGTAAAAACAGTTATACTTTTATTATTTTATTTGTTTTGTTGGTCTTCCCATATTGCTAAAAGCATGAAGAGGGATATTAAGCCAGCCACTAATAACCTTCTCACCTTTTATTTACTTTTTATAAGCACTCTTTCTCCATTAATTCTCAATATAAGAGGGTCTCTATATATTAGAGTACCCTCTTGTCCATTATCTAGATAATAGGTTATTTCTAATCTAGTTTTTCTACAAGACAGATATTTACACAGAGAACTAGGGTCTACTATATGCTTTACAGAAGCATTAATAACCCTGTCAATATGAACAGGATTATTCATTATATGTATCATCATAACTTACCACTCTCCTTTTAAAGTAGCAATGAGTTCTTCTCTCACATAGTTAGGTATTACTATGCAAGGAAAACTACTATTAAAGCTCATAGGACTCTTTACAGCATGAAGGTCAAAGAAACCTCCAGCACTAGAAGAAATAGATATAAGAGTATTATCTCTTATAACTCCAAATTCTTCATAAGTAAGGTCTGTCTTAGTTATCTCAAGAATATCACCCTGAAATAGGATAGTATCACAAGGATAATCTGTAAGTTCATTACATACAAACTCTATGAGTTCATCACAGCTATTAAGAGTTACAAGTGTAGGAAAATAAGGTTTAATCATAATAAAATACAGTCTCCACACTAGAGCAGACTGAAAGAGCTTTAAGTTAATTATTAGTCCCTATGAAATACCAGAGACGAGCATATCTAATTCTTCTTGTAACATTCTTTTTATCCTTGATACTATTAATGTTCAAAGGATTAAACACTATTAATGCTTAGAGGAAATAAAAAGGCAAACAGGCATTTCTGCCTGTTGCCCTCATGCTTAGAAGCTTGCCAATACAGGTGCTCCACCTTGACCTTCCTCATGCAGAAGCCAGAATGTGCCATCAGGATTCTGAGGAGTAGGTTCTCCTGTTACAAAGGAGAACATGGGATGTACTGGGATGCCCTTTGATGCAACTGCACCTGTTTTGGCACCAAAGGTGAAGAAGAGTTTGCCTGTCCTAGGATTCTTCTTCACATCTACTCGTGAGACCTTAAATTTGTCCTTAAACTGTTCTACTGTAAGAGTGTCATTGAAGATAAGATTGTTTGCTGACATGGTTATAAAGTTTTAGTCAGTTATACGGCAATATTGCCTAACCCTAGGGGGTAGGACCCCCTTGGGCTGAGGGATGGGGAAGGTGTGGTTGGTGTAAGTACCACTCCTACAAATACCAAAAATTTTTCAAAAAAAAATCAGAAAAAAATTATCTCTATAGTCAATAAATTTTCTATTTATATATTTGGTCATATCATTTCTTTTACTTATCTTTGTACCTCGTAGAATCTAAGTGTGATTAGGTTATCCCCCATGAGGTTAGAAAGTAGTGGGGCAGAAGTTGGGTAGTATCTATAAATAATAGAGAGGTGTCCCCAATACTACACAAATGATTACTTTATAAGGTAGATTGTCTGAGCACATCACACTGAGAAAAGGCACAGGGAATCAGACTTTAGAGGATTAAAAGCCCGGGTCTACTGAAGTAAGTAATTGATAGGAAAGCTAGAATAGCTGTCTTAAAGGCTGTTAAACCCAGCTCTAGGGATATATTGTATTTAATTTAGCAGAGAAAAGTCAGTATTTACTTTAGAGAACTTAAAACCTAGCAATTTTCTTTTACTCTTATAGACAAATGTGATGCTTTGCTTGAAAATATTTTAGAGAATATTTGGTAGTTTCAAAAATTATGTTTACCTTTGCAGAGCAATTAAGAAAGGGAGATGGTTTTAGGAAATTTCCATTGTTAGGAATGTTACTTTAACCAGTTGTTTTAAAGTAATATTCCTTTTTATTGCCCCATAGTATAGTTGGTTATTACACGGGATTTTGGCTCCTGTAACATAAGTTCAAGTCTTATTGGGGTAACAATAGTAAAGGTAAATGCCCTCTTAGTTCAATGGACAGAATAAGAGACTTCTAATCTTTTGATATAGGTTCGATTCCTATAGGGGGTACTAAGAATGGGGATGTAGACTATAGGTTAGGTCGTAGCCCTCTCAAGGCTAAGGATAAGGTTCAAGTCCTTACTTCCCTACTGAATGGAGTCATCTACTAAAGGTTAGGTAACTGTCCTTTCAAGGCAGAAATCTGGGTTCAATTCCCAGTGGCTCTACTATATAGACTATGTAGTGTAATGGTTTGCATATCACACTGTCAATGTGAAGTTTAGGGTTCAATTCCCTCATAGTCTGCTACCCAACTTAAAAGTCCTATTCCTACAGTGGTAGGATAGGCAATGGAGAGTAAACTATCAAGGTGATAGTCCTATCTGCTAAATAGTGAATACCCTAATAAGGTATTTGTTTCGAGTACAATGCTCTCCGCAATATAGAGTAGTAGGGTAATTGGTTAGCCCCCTGCATTTGGGATGCAGTGATATTGCAAGTTCGAGTCTTGTCTACTCTACGTTCTTATAGAAATATAAGATGCTCACCCACAGTACATGAGGGTAGGGGATACCACCTTTAAGGTATACAAAGTATGGAATGAATGGCAACTGCATACAAGAGAGTTGATAGCCTATACTCTCATATGGGGGAATTAAGCTAACTGGATAAACTGATAGCTTTGCAAGCTATATTAGAGGGTTCGAGTCCCTCATTCTCCACACATGTTTCATGTTTTCATACTGTTAAGCTTTTGCTTGAATCTTCTTTTTAAGCAGTTAGAAGTTAAAGAAACTGCTTCATTGCTTCTTAGTTCAGTGGTTAAGAATAGTTCCCTTACAAGGAAAAGGTCATTAGTTCGATTCTAATAGGAGCAACAAATTATGGGGGTGTAGCTGGAAGGTCTATGCACTTGACTGTTAATCAAGAGATGAAAGTTCGATTCTTTCTACCCCCGCTATGAAAGAAGAAACCTTATAAATTATAAATAGTGGCATATCCCCTCAATCTTATACATTGTAGAAAGGGTAATTGGTACATGTGGGTTCAAGTCCCACTGCCACTACAATAACCTTTAAGATAAAGGTTATGAGTTCAAGTCTCATAGAGAGTACTATAAGAGATAATCTTATATCTTATATAAGATTAGAAACTGCAAACAAGGTTAATTTAGGCTCTAATCCTCCACCTATAATATACATTATAGGAATGAAATTGCTGTAAGAGTAAAAGTAGTTGGGGTATCCTATCTAATCGCCTGAATCTTATTTCTACCCATAGCTCAGTTGGTAGAGCATATGACTTTTAATCATAGGGTCTTGAGTTCAAATCTCAATGGGTAGACTAGTAGTTTAAAATTTATATATTATGAAAAAGATTATTTCATTTCTTAAAAGAAGGGTAAGTCAGGCTTTTTCAAATATAACTTACTTGCCCTCAGGTATGTTACCTCCTAGGTAACTACCTTTGCTGACTTGGGAAAATAATTTATAAGAGTACTAAAACTATGCAGATATAGCACAATGGTTAGTGCTCTAGTCTTCCAAACTAGAGATGTGAGTTAGATTCTCATTATCTGCTCTTAATATACTTTCTTAGTTTAAGGATAGAACAAGACACTTTTAATATTTAAATAAAAGTTCGATTCTTTCAAGAAGTACCTAATAAAGCTTAAATTCTAGATAATGTAGCAACGTAACTCTTAGGGTTTCTGAGTATTAAATAATATTTATAGAGTAAAATTAGTCCCTTTTGGATGTCGTAGAATCCATGTGAATGCCTTAACACAGAGTTCATTAAGGCTATAAGTAACAGATTAGTTAAGCAGAAGTCCTGCCCCTGCCTAGTTATAAAAGGGTGTATAATGAAGATTATACTAATCTAGGCTTTTACCCCCTTGATGGAATGGAAGACATAAAGGTCTTAGAAGCCTTGGCCCTAATGGTGTAAGAGTTCGAGTCTCTTAGGGGGTACTAGAAAATAATTGGAAAATAGTTAAGAAAGTGTTTGGTAGTTACAAATATTTTACTTAATTTTACAACATCAAAAACAAGAGAAAGGGTATGTTTGAAGATAGCTTATTTACACCAATGGAAGAGGAAAGAGAGAATAATTCTCTTACAGGAAGTCAATTCTTCATAAGTTTCCTTAATCAACTTGAGGGGTGGAAAACTAAGTGTAAAAACCTTCATTGGGCAGCACCTAAGAAGAATATTCATGTATATCTTGATGAGTTCCTTGGTATATTGTCAGATTATCAGGATGGGCTTGCAGAGGGTTATATGGGAATACTTGGGAAGATGCAACCTAATGTTATTAAAGGTACTGCAAGTAATACACTGAATGCTATTGACTTCATTGAAGAAGTTAAAGCAGGTACATTATCTTTTTATGACAAGATTCCCCAAGAGACTGTATATAAAGGTATTACCTCAGAATGTGAGACCTTCATACAGAATATTAATAAGTATAGGTACTTATTTGGTCTGTGTGATGTGAGGCCTTATTAAAATAAAGGCTTCATGGGGGAATAGGCAGACCCGACAGACTTAAACTCTGTTTCCTAGTAATGGGAGTGTGGGTTCAAGTCCCACTGAAGCTACAATGCCTCTTTAGTATAAAGGTTTATTATTTCTGTTTTGTACTCAGAAGATATGGGTTCGATTCCTATAAGAGGCTCTTTCTAATTTGCAGAATTAGTGTAATGGTAACATGTAACTCTTCCAAAGTTAAGTTGACAGTTCGAATCTGTTATTCTGCTCTAAACATAACTAACTTAAGAATAATTAGTTACTCTTACAAGATAACTTTTTTATAACTAATTTAAATTATTATGGAAGAGACTGAAAAACAAGTAAAAGCTAAAACTAAATCTTTAGGATCTTCTAAAAAAACACAAGTTATGACTGCTCTTACTGCTACAACTATTAGAGGCATTGTTAATAGTGCTAATGAGATTTGTATAAAAAGAGAAGATATAGTATCTCTCTTAAAAGAGAATGGGCAGTTTGTTTTAGTTTATTTCAAGTAAACATTATAAATATGGAAGAGCAAAAGTTAGTAGAAAGAACTCTGATGGGAGAAGAGGAGTTTAAGGACTATTTGAAGGACAATAGAGTAGATATTGTAAAAGACTTCTATGAGAATAATATCCTTCATCTTAGAACCTATGAAGCAGTTAAAAGGTTCAAGTCTGTGAGAAGAGCAATCAAAAGGGGCCATATCTCCCTTGATGGAATTATTTACCCTAAGAGACCTTTCAATAATGCTAAGCATAAGAAAGGTAGTCTAAATGATGAGAAGAAGAGAATATATGAGCAACTTAAGCACAGACAAAGGAAAACCGCATAATGATTACAATAGTGAGCCAGTATTTTACTGCAAGCATTGTTTATCATTGAATGTAAGGCATGTCCTAGATACGAAAGACTCAGAATACTGTGATAATTGTGGGTCTACTGATATAGTAGAATGTTCTATAGAGGAATGGGAGAATCTCTATAGGAATAAATTCGGTCATAATTACTTAGATGAATATTAAAATGGAAGAGCAAAAGAAGAAAGTTGTGGAAATGAAGTCTCAAGTACAGAGACCTGAAAAGATGTCTTATGAGCAGCTTGAGAATGTTGCCCATCAGCTTAGTGAACAAAATAGACAGCTATTTGCAAAGTTGCAGGAGCTGAATATGACCAATATGTTCAAGAGACTTGATTACTTGTTCAAAGTAGTAGAGAATGGACATATGTTTAAGCAAGACTTTCTTGAAAAGTGTATTGCTGAGATTGAGAGTTTAATGGTAGTTCCAGAGCAAGAAGAGGGGCCAGAGATTGAAGATAAAAAGTAATTACTATTATGAAGAAGGCTAACAACATAGTTAGGATACCCACTTCATTAAATGGTAAGTTCTTTAGATATTGGTTTGAATTTCTACAGCCTTTTCATAATCTAACAAATAGAGAGGTTGATGTAATTACTGCTTTTGTAAAGCAAAGATACCAGCTCAGTAAGGTTATTAAGGATGACAATATCCTTGATAAGGTTATCATGAGTGAGGATACAAAAAAGAAAGTAAGGGAAGAGTGTAATATCACTCTTCCACACTTTCAAGTAATTATGGGCAAGCTAAGGAAGAATAAGGTTATTATTGATGGTAAGATAAATCCTAGATTTATACCTAACATTGATGAAGAAACTGGTTACTTCCAGCTATTGTTACTTTTTGAATTGAAATGAGTTATCCTGATATAGTAGGTAAGGTATCTAGAGAGTTGAATTTACCAAAGGAAGTGGTAGATAAAACATATAAAGCATACTGGTTATTCATAAAAAACCATATACAATCCTTACCATTAAAGGAAAATCTTAATGAAGAGGATTTTACTAAGTTAAGAACCAATTTCAACATTCCATCACTGGGTAAATTAACTTGTACTTATGATAGGATGTTAGGTATGAAAAAGAGATATAATTTAATCAAGCAAATTAGGGAGAAGAATGCTTAAAGTTAAGAAGATAAAGCCAATGTTTACATCACTCATAACCACTATGGATAAGTATGAGCAGGATGTAAAGATTGGAGGTCTTATAGATACCTCTAGACAGCAAGGTGGACTTAAAGAATATCAGAAAGTACTTGCAGTAGGTAGTTCTGTAAGAGATATTAAAGTAGGTGATATAGTATGTGTTAACCCTACAAGATTTGCAGTGAGAAAGCACCAAGCAGGTTCATTGAAAGATGGGGTTGTGACAGATAACCCTGTTACTACTTATAACTTTGATGTGGTAGAAATGGATGGGAAGCAGTACTTATTGCTTCAAGATAGAGATATTGACTTTATTATTGAAGAATGGGAAGAAATTCCTGACCCAACTCCTTCACCAATCATTCAACCAGAGAAGAAGAAATTAATTGTATAACTCAAAGGAGTGTATCAGGAAAATTAATCTTGATACACTCTTTTTTTTCTTAGATTATGATAAAATTGTTCAAATATGAGGGTTACAAGATAGTA